CGGAGATGCTATAGCTTGGGCAAGAGATGAATATAATAATGGAAACGCTGCTGTTCAGGCTGCAAAGGGTAATCCTCCTAGAACTCCGTTAAAAGATTACACTAATGAAGATGGACCTGGAGGAGTTAATGAAGCTACATCTGGAAATATAGAAGAAACACAATATTCTTGGGATTGGGGCGTTATAAGATTTATTAATCTTAACATATATGCTAATGTTGATAACACAGCTGATGATGACACCGATGATGGCAGAATTACTGCTGCTAATCTTGTATGGTTAGAAGCAGTATTACAGCAAGCTGCAGAAGAAGGTAAGCAAATAATAGTGATGGCTCATGAACCAGCTTTTGACCCAGATTGGTCTCGTAAACCTGATAACTGTTTAGATAGAGATAGGGCGACAAGAGATTTATTCTGTCAGATGATGGAAGATTATGGAGTATTAGCTTATTTTTACGGTCATACTCATGTGTTTAAAACTTTTTATCCTTCTGCTGTTGTTGATGATACAGGAGATTTCGGACATGAACCAAAAGACGCTAATTTCCCACCAAACAAAACTCTTCACATAGATATAGGAAATATTGGTAATGATACAGGTCAAGGTGATAGCCCAGAGGATGGACCTTATTGGGAACACTCTTGGGGTAGAGGAGATGTTTATGATGATAGGATTGTATTAACTTTCAGGAGAAGTGATGACATATTAGGAACACCACCTCTTTTCACTGATACATTTGATAATGAATATTCTAAACCATCTTATACTATTTATTTTAGTGATTTTGAAATTAATCCATCTGTATTTGAGCCAAGCAGTAGCTCAAGTTCTGAAAGCAGTAGCTCAAGTTCTGAAAGTAGTAGCTCAAGTTCTCAAAGTAGTAGCTCAAGTTCTCAAAGTAGTAGCTCAAGTTCTCAAAGTAGTAGCTCAAGTTCTTCAGAAAGTAGCAGTTCAAGTTCTGAAAGTAGTAGTATATCAAGTTCTTCAGAAAGTAGCAGTTCAAGTTCTGAAAGTAGTAGCTCAAGCTCTCAAAGTAGTAGCTCAAGCTCTCAAAGTAGTAGTTCAAGCTCTCAAAGTAGTAGCTCAAGCTCTCAAAGCAGTTCAAGCTCTCAAAGTAGTTCAAGCTCAGGTAGTTATATTATTATAAATAGTGGAGATACAGTGACTGTTTCTCAAGATAATATTTATTTATTTGATTCTAATACAAATGATACAGCAACTATCATTGTAAATGGCACTAGTTTTACAATAAAAAATGAGGGGTGTTCTTTTGCATGGGATTATGATTCTATTACAGATAAAAAAGTATTTGTAACTGTTGGAGAGGAAGTAACGGTAACTATTGGAGATGTTATTTTTAAAGTTGTTTATGAGGGAACGGATGATCCTTTATTCTCAATAACTTTTATAGATCCTATTTCTAAAGATAATTTTATTTTTGTGTATAGGTTAAATGATTCTGATAGCTTAGCTCTTGCCGATTATTATGCATCTTATTATAATATGTCTACTACTCTTGGAGATCCATCTGGCAATTCTGGAAATATTGGAGGAATAGATTGGGAAGTAAGAGGCCAGTTATTAGGAATAGATTGTACGAATGTTGAAATATTATCATCTGAATCTGAATTTAATGATAATGTATTGACTCCAATAGAAGATGCGTTAAGTAATTCTGTTGATTTGTTATCGATGACGATTTGGGGAATAATTTTAGGATTAAATGTTCCAGGTGGGTTTCGTAGTGGAGGAGTTGATATTGTTTCTTCTACTTCTAGGGTATCAAGAGTTAATAAAACATTTTCCAAGCAAATAGGAAATAAATTATATAACAAATCTATATTCAAGAGATTTGATGCTACGGATGCTGCTGATGCTCTGATTTGTTCCAGAATTGATGCTCCAACTTTAGCACTAGCTAAACAATATATTGACAATGCACAAGTTTTGAATAGACAACACTTTGTTAATGGAACTATTTATATAGATCCATATTCTGATCGTGCTGGTCCTACTGCTGATGCTTATAGAGATAGTATTTTAGATTTTTATAATAATTTAGCACCAACACTTAATCTAGATACATGGTCAACTTCCTTTATAGATCCATATATAGATGCTGCGATACCTTATGTAACAGATGATAGTTTTGTATGGTCTTGGTTCACAAGTAGAGGAAATAATTCTTTCTTTCAAAATTCTAATACTATAAGAGTTTTTTTCTATAATGCTGATTATGAGAGTGCTTCTACTGTAAGAAGAAGAGGATCTAAAACATGGTCATTATTATCTTTAAATAATGGTTATATAGGAAATGCTGGTTCTATGTCTAATCCTACTTATGAGGGATTTTTAAATCCAATAGCATTTTTCAGAGCATTAAAAAATGGAAGCACTATGGGAGAAGCATATTTGTTCAGTCTTCCTTTCTTAGATTGGACAGTGACTTTATTTGGAGATCCTCTTGTTGTAGTTGGATTTCCTATAGATCAGGAAGAAGATGAAGCTACAATAGAAGAAAATGAATCATGGGATAGAATGTCTAAAGAATTAGCAAGGGCAGCGGCTCATCTTAAGAAGAAAGATAGTGAATTATATAATGTTCTTACAGATGTTGTTGATTTAACTTCTATTAATAAATCTACAGAACTTGTTCTACTTAATTCTGCTAATACTTTATATGAACAAAATAATGAAATACAAAGGTTGTCAGAATTAACTTCTGTTACTGAAAGATTGTTTATGTATCCTCAAAAAAGATTTAATAGTATAAACAGTATAGATAGCTATTTAACACAACAAGAATTTAAGGTGAGTAGGTTATTGAGAGATATAACAGGAGCAGGAATCATCACAGATGATAATCTATTAGATGAGGGATGGTGGAGATTTGAATTTTTGGTAGCTGACGATGATACTAATTTTGTTCATTATCATTTCAAATTAAATGTTTATACCGATAGCACTTATGCTACTCTTGCTATACCATATGAGATAAATAGTAGTTCAATGACTAGTTGGACTTATGAAAGAGAAAGAGATGTTTTCTATCCTATAATACCTAGTGGTGTTTCTTCTAGTTATATTGGTAGAAGAGTCAGATATGAAAGTAGATTAGATCCATTAATAAGTATTGATGAATATTTGATTAGTGGAGAAACTTACTATTTTGAAATTACTCAATATAATGTTGAAACAGATACTGAATATTCTACAAGGCAATATTCTGATATTATATATACCTAAAGAAAAATATGACTGAGTATAATCAATATCTAAACTTTTTTGATATGAGATTTAGCGCAGCTGGGGGAGGTCCATTCCCGCTTGATTGTGCATTTGCTTTAGGCGGAAGGTCTGGATGGATTCCTAATTATAATCATTATGTTTATGTTAATCCATCTCAGGCTACACAGAGTGAAATTGATTTTTATCTTTATAATTCATCTGTTGATTGGGGCGGTTCAATGCACCCTTATATTGGTGCATTTTTAACATGGGCAGAGATAGAAGATATAATGTTTAAATACTATGGAAGTACACTTGATATTCCTCCCTTGCCATCACGACCCAATAGAGTAACTTATGAACTTTTGCAATATGAAATAGTACAAAAAATACATGCAGATATGGTAGCAAATGTAGGTAATGAAGATGATCCATCTAAAGGTTATACTGGTTATCATTTAGATCCAAGTTTTTATAATCCATCAAATTTTACAGATCCTTCTAATCTTGATGATTCGTTATTTCCTTATGGAACAGAACTAGATTATGGATTAGATATTAATTGGAATCCTGAGGATAAAACTATTGGAGAAAACACATATTCAATAGTTGGTGTAAAAAAAACTGATGAGGGTGGTTATTATATTGATACAAATCCTGTTAAAGATTATCAAAGAGGGTTAACAGTATTTAGACCTGCTACAGGATATGTTAATGGTGCAGCTTTTAATTTTAATTCTCCAGCTGTTAGAGAATATTTTGTTCAGATGTTAGTTGCGACAGGAACTTGGCCAGGAATTGACAATGGGAATAGAATATATATTGATAATGTTAATGTAGATTATAGTTATGTAAATTACAGAGGAATAGAACATGAATATAATTATAAAAGAGACTGGACACAAACGCAAGAGGTTCAAAGAGCAAATACAGTAAGACATTTTGCTAGATTATGGGCATCTATCATAATAGAAGCCCAAGAAAGATATTATACCATAAATAATGAGTATATGGATATTATGCAAAATGGATTATATTTTGACATTGACTCCCAATATAGAAATTATTTTCTTGAAGAACTATATGCTTATGCAGGAAGCTATTTAAATGGAGGAACTTGTGAATCAGCAATATTTTGTAATTTAATAGAGAAGCATATAAGTAGAATTGATAATTTTGCTGAAAACGGCAGAAGGATGTGCTATCTGTATAATTTGGGAGACATTTCTGCAGATCCTCCGGACGGTCCAGGAGCTACTTATGATGATCCTTATGTTTATCGAATGTTCTTATTTTTCAATTTAATAGCTCAGGATAATACTTATTTCTATATTGCACCAAATTATGAATCTTCAAGTTTTAATAGTATTATTTTTGAATATCCAATGGGAAATCCTATTGATCCTGTTGCTTATTATGATGCTGATAGGGGGGTATGGAGAAGAGAGTATCAAAGAGCGACTATAGTATTTGATGATTTAGGAGATACATCTCTTAATGTATTAACTGAAAATCATATTTGGCTTGAGTATGATAATCCATCAATAGATAATCCTTCAACAGAATGGCCTCCATCGTCTCCTAAACTAGGTTATTATGTAGCCACTGATGGAAGTGATGATTTTGGAGATGGAAGTTTTAGTTATCCATGGCTCACGATATCATATGCTCTTACTCAGTCTGGTCCAGGAGATATTATCTCTGTGAGAGGAGGAACATATAACGAAGGATTAAAAATCACTCAGGGAGAAGTTGGTCAAGAATATTTAACTGTACAGGCATATCCTGGTGAGACTCCTATTTTAATACCTAGAGCAGCATCTACTGGATGGGTTAATATTGGTGGGAACAAGTGGTCTAATTCTGTATCTAAAGATGATAATTATGTATTTTTTGTTTCTTCGGATCTTATATTATGGTATCCATTTTTAGTAAGAGAAAATGTAGGAGGAATAAGTAGAGTTAATACAATAGAAGAATTAGATTATCCGCTTATAGAAGGGGTAGATTCAGATCCGTCTTTTAATAGTACATATGATTTATTTTACTCTGAAGAAAACGGAAATGACATTGATGTTTATTTGTACTTAGCTGATGGAACTAATCCAAATACTCAAACTGATATTCACATAGGAGGAACCTATGATAGAATTTTAATTGTATCTCCCAATGTAGAGGTTAATGGACTTATAATAAAATATAGTTATGATGGAATAAAAGTCACAACCGCTGGAGATGGAATAGGAAATAATTCAGCAGACAATGTAAGAATATTAAACAACACTATTAAATATATAAACTATCAAGGAATATTGGCAGGTAGAGATAATGGATATTACTATAACAATACAATTAGTTATTGCGGAAGACCATTAAAGTATGATATTTTAACAGATCCTTCTGCTCCATTTTTTGAGAGAAACGATCAAGATCATTGTATCTATTTCACAGGAACAAATGGGATAATAGATGGTAATTTTTTAGAAAAGTCATATGGGCAAGAGATGCATCCGTGGTCTGGTTCTACAACAACGCTTCCCGCAAATACAATTATAAGAAATAATTTTATAAAAGGGCAATTTGTTCTTTCTGGTGACGGAAATATTATACATAATAACATTGTTTTAGATGATACAGATAGTTTAACCACATGGGCTTCTTTCACTACCTATGCTCCATATAATTGTCAAGTCTATAATAATTTATTTTTAGGGTATAGCGGAGTTCGTGCTCTTACAGAGAATGATGACAATGAGTATTTAGAATTTAGGAATAATATTGTTGTAGTTTTAAATAGTGACAATAGATCTGTTCTTTGGAATGGGAATAGTTCTACTAGTTATATTTTTAGCAATAACATTTATTATGGTTCCGAAAAATTTAAAGTAGATGGAACAGATTATACTGCTTTTGCGGATTATCTTTCATATATGAATGGCAATAGTTTAGAAGTAGGAACAATTAATGATGAACCTTTATTCGTTAGTGATCAGGCTGATCCAAATAATTATTCTGCAACAGATTATATGCCAACTAGTAATTCTCCTGTTATTGAAGCAGGGTTTGTAGATGGAGGGGGAGATTTAACTCAAAGAAATCCTAGTGTTTTTTGGTATGATCCTTATGATACTGGAGAATTAGATTTAGGAGGGCAACCTAGAATAGCGGGAGATGTAGTAGATATTGGGCCATTTGAGTATCAAGGAACATCAAGCAGTAGTTCAAAAAGTTCAAGTTCTAGTAGTTCAAGATCTAGTAGTTCAAGTAATCCAAGTAGTTCAAGTTCTTCAAAAAGTTCAAGCAGCTCAAGTTCAAGAAGTTCAAGTAGTTCAAAAAGTTCAAGCTCAAGTTCAAAAAATTCAAGCAGTTCAAAAATCTCAAGTTCAAGCTCAGCTTTCACTATACTTTTAAAAATAGATTTATGGAATTCTATTCTTGAAGCTTCATCTAGTAGTTCAAGTTCAAAGAGTTCTAGCAGCTCATCTAAGAGCGTTCAAAGAGTTCTAGCAGCTCAAGCTCTAAGAGTTCTAGCAGCTCAAGTTTAAAAAGTTCAAGTAGTTCAAGTTCAAAAAGTTCAAGCAGTTCAAGTTCAAAAAGTTCAAGCAGTTCAAGTTCAAAAAGTTCAAGTTCAAGCTCTTCAAAGAGTTCTAGCAGCTCAATTAGTAGTAGCTCAAGCATTAGCAGCAGTAGCTCAAGCATTAGCAGTAGTAGCTCAAGTGTTGGTGAATGCCTTTATGTAACTCCTGGAAGTACAACATATGTTGCTGGAGATGCTTGTTATATTTTTGCTTCAGCAGCAGGAGATATAGCCACTATGGTTATAGATGGTGTTAGTTTTATAATAAAAAATGAAGGAGGGTTGTTCCTGTGGGATAATAACTCTTCTATAAATAAAAAGATATTTACAATTATTGGCGAATATATAACAAGAAGAGTAGGAAATCATTATATTAAGATAACATATGATGGGACTGGTAGCCTATTATTCTCTATAGAGTTTACAACTTTTTATGAAAGTGTTTCTGATTTAATCAGTACCTCTCAAGATAGGGGAGAAAATATATCTACCGCTTTGTGTAATATGAAAAGAGATTTGGAAAATTCAGAGGTTATTAGTCAAAATATAGATAAACAGTGGCTATTTGAAGGAGTTAATGCAACTTATAAAAAAGCAGATTTGAAACATAATACTTATAGTAGAGTTGTTCTTGATTTTGTTTTTAGGCTGCAAATACATATAACTACTACATATGGATCTGTCGATAGTTATTTGGAAGATAATAATATTCAAGTTCCGCAAACGTTTGCTATTATTTCTGAACTTATTGGATTTACTATAGGTGCTGCATATATTGAATAATAAAATTTGAAAAAGGAAAAATATGAAAATAGAGTTTACAATCTTCTATGAAAGCGTTGCTGATTTAATTGCGTCTGCTCAAGATAGAGGAGTAGATATTTCTCTTGCCTTATGCAAGATGAGAAGAGACTTGGAAAATTCAGAAGTTATTAGTGCAGATATAGACAAAAAATGGTTGTTTGAAGGAATAGATGACACATATAAAGATGCAGATCAAAAACATAATGATAGTAGTGATATTCTTCTGTTTGTTGCTGATCTGCAAGAACATGTAACAGAAGAATATGGATCTGTCGATAGTTACCTAGAAGATAATGGTATTCAAGTTCCGCAAACATTTGCTGATATTTCTGAAGCTGCTGGTTATTCAATAGATGCGGGAAATATTGAATAATAAATTATATTAAATTTTGAGGAAAAGATGGCAAAAAAGAAATTAAATGTAGGAGATCTAATAGATGATTTCACTGATGATATAAGTATTGGAACATCAGAAAAAATAATACCAGATATTATGACTTTTGTTAATGATAAGGAATGGCTTGGATTGCCAACACATCCAACAAATCCTATTACATTATTCAATATGCAAAGAATTATGTTAAAAACTTTTTATAGAGGCTCTTTGGGGAATGAAGATTTAACCCTAACAGAAGAAGAAATAAAAATGTGTGAAGATCTTGGATTAAGTGATGATAACAGAGGAGATGTTGTCGGAAAATATAATAGTGGAGAATTGTTCAGAGAATTAGTTCTTGTGTGGGGAAGAAGATCAGGAAAAGATTTTATAGTTTCTATTATAGCTCTTTATGAAGCTATGAAGCTTTTAGAATGTCCTGGTGGAGATCCTTATGCTATGTATGAATTGTCTTCTGCTACTCCAATAAATATATTAACAGTAGCTAATGCTAAACCACAGGCAAAAATCGCTTTTGATGAGATAAAAGAAAAATTATTATATTCGGAGTATTTTAGAGATAAATTCACAAAAGATGGAATGACATCTAGTTCCATTTATTTATTAACTCCGCAAGATAAAAAATATAATAAAGAATTTAGAGAAAAAGGTTTGCCGCAGAAAAAAGGATCTATCGGAATAGTTGTTGGTCACAGTAACTCAGACTCTCTTTTGGGAATGGGTTGTATTGTTCTAATACTTGATGAGGTTGCTTCTTATAAAACATCTGGAGGATCTTCATCTGGAGATAGAATTTACACAGCTTTGACTCCTACTGTTTCAACTTACAACAGAAAAACATATCTTAAAGATGGAGATAATAATTTTGTTTATGATGAACATGGTCAAAAAATAGTTCAAAGTAGAGTTTATGATGGAAAAATAATAAGCATTTCATCTCCTAGAGCACAAGAGGGAATATTTTATGAGATGTTTAGAGATGCTCATCAAGTATCTCAAAGATTAGCTATGAGACTTCCCACTTGGGACGTTAACACTCAGCATACTAGAGAAGCATTAAGAAAAGAAAGTCCTTTAGGCGAAACTGATTTCAATATGGAATTTGGTGCAGAATTTAGCGGTATGGGTTTGGAAAGTTTTTTCACAGAAGATTTAGTTAATAGCTGTTTTAATGGGCATAATTTCAGAGATACAGAAATAGGTTCGGCGGGAAATGTATATTTTATTCATATAGACCCAGCATCTTCTAGTCATAATTATGCATTAGTTGTTTTGCATAAAGAATATTTTATGGATCCTACAACAAAAAAAGCACAATTCGCAATAGTAGTAGATCATATAAAGCATTGGTCTCCAGCTAAAGGTCCTATAAATCCAGAAGAAGTTACAGCTTATATTATTAGTTTGAAACGAAGATTTCGCATTGGTCTCTTAACGTATGATAGCTGGGCTTCTCAAGAGAGTATTAGATTAATGAGAAAAGCAGGTATACCTAATAAAGAAACTAAATTTACTGGAGTATATAAAATAAAAATTTATAGAGAGCTTGAGAGTTTAGTTATTAGTGGAAGAATTAAAATCCCATTGGTAGACTCTGATGGCACAACATTACTTAGAAGTGAAATGCTTGAGCTTCAAAGAAAATTTACTGCTAATGGTTTTAAAATTATGCCAAAAACTGATGGAGATGGAGTTAAGAGTGATGATATAGTAGATTGTGTAGCTGGCGCAGCATATATTGCTATTGAAAAACAGGTGAGTAGATTGCCTAATGTTATGGTGGTAGAATGTGGGAATCCTGGAGGAGGTGGTCAAGTATGGAAAAGAGGGAATAATATCGTAGGAATTGGAAACGGTACTAAGGTGGCTAGAGATATTGAGAGAAGAGAGAATATGTTGTGGTATGGTCGTAGATAAAAAATAAAAGGTTTTTTGCAGATAAAAAATAATATAATAATATTATACTGATATAATATTGAGGGGTCTCATAATGACAAAAAAATATAATTTGAAAAAGAAGGCATCGGACACAGAGAGTATTACGGATAAGACTATTAAAAAAAATAGAAATGAAATGGATATCTCTAATGAAAAACTAGGAACAACAGAGAAGAATATCAATCTAAGTCTTCCGATAAAAAACAAAGATAATACTGTTCCATTTAATGTTCAATTAGATGCTGCAAGGAAGAACAAGATTGAGAGGCAGATTATAGAAGCTAAAATGGATGATAAAGAGGTTGCGTTTGGAACACAAAAAGATTCTATGATGGATATTAATGAAGAAACTAAAAAATATGTTGATAAAAAAGAAGCAGATTTTAAAGCAGCAGAGAAGGGTGCAAAATCAGATACTGCATTTTGGGATAAATATGTTGGAGTTAATTTAGAAGGTGAAAAAACAAAAGTAACTAAAAATATTCCAGATAGCGATACTCAATTACCTAACAAAGATGCAGCAGAAATAGAGGCAGTATTAAAAGATGCTGATGCCATGATTTATCACATTTATGCTACAGCTCATTCTCAAGATAGAGATTTGAAAGATGAGGAAAAGCAACAGATCATAGATATAGAGAGTGGAAAAGCAAGATTTATGGCATCTAAGATGATTGAGCCAGTTAAAAGATAATAAGGAGAAAGATTGATGAATAATTGGTATAAAAAAGCACAAAGCATGTACAGAACGCATGATAGATTTTTTTACAATATTAGTGTCGCCGTTTGGGTTCCAGAGGGTACAGGACAAGAAGAAGGATGGAATGTATTGAAAGAAAGATTGAAAAGGATGTCTGGTCCATCAGAAATCGATACCCCAGGTATAAATGCTAATATTACTGTTGAAGGCATTGAGCAAGTCTAGGCGGATTATGAATTGGTATAAAAAAAATACTAAAATAGCATATACTCCAGGTGGAATGGAACCTGTCATGGACAAATATGACAAAGGTCATAAGCCACCTAGCACAAATCATAAAGAAGAATTTAATGGCAAAGTAACTGCTAATCCATTTTTAGGAACTAATATAAGAGGAATAGATCATCACAGAGGTACTAGTCGATTAGAACCTGATGAAGATAAACAACAGATTAGACAAATTCCTAGCGAACCAATATTGATGGATCAAGATCCTCCAACTGGAGAAGGTGTTAATAAGGAACAATTTGTTCCAGAAGAAGATAAAAAGCCAATGGGTGGAATTTCAAAAATGTTAGACAGAGGGGTATCACCTACTAGAAGAAATATTTATAAGAAGCTCAGGGAAGAGGCTTTATTTAGACCAATCAATAGAATATAACCTTCCAATTTATAGATAATTACACAAAATGTCGATAGAAATGTAGATAATTAATTTTTTAAAGGAGAACATGATGATTTTTAAAGTTCCGGATGATTTTAAAGGGAGTTTTGTATTAAGTTCGTTGCAGAAGGCGTTGTGGGCAAAGATGCAGATATCAATTACTGGGAATGATTTATATTCTTCAGATATTAAGGCAGCTGTTAAAAGGGGTATTTTAGTTCCATTCATAGAAGGTGAATATGATGAGATGGAAGATATTCATAGTGAAGTTGTGATTATCAATAGAACGGATAGAAGTTTAGTGCTTGATGATATTGTTATTAAGCCAGGAAAGTCTGCTATCGTAAGTAGAGATAAAGCAGAATCTGGTATAATTCAAGGAGCTGAAAGTGATGGACTTATTAGTATTATTACTGAATCTGCTGTTTTAGGTAATAAACCAGAGAAAAAAGCAAAAACAAAAAAAAAGGAATCTAAGAAAAAAGAAGCTGTTGAATATGTAGAACCAATTGAAGATCATATCGAAGAGCAGAAACCAGTTGCTAAAGTTTGGGACTTTCAAAAAGGGGAAACTGAAGATGCTGTGTTAGTTAATAAGGTTTCTGATATTGTGGAAGTAGAGACTGAGGAAGCTGAAGATGTTGATATGGTTGATGATAAGAAAAAATCTATTAAGAAGAAAGTGACAAAGAAAAAAGTTGCTAAGAAAAAAGCTGCCAAAAAGAAATTTACTAAGAAAAAAGCTTCAGCTAAGAAATCAGCAAAAAAAAAAGGGAAATCATCAAAAAGTAAGAAAGTAAAAGAAATAAAACCAGTCGGAGAAATTAAAGAGCCTTCAGATGTGGTTTTTCCTCTAGATAGTCGGGGAAATCCGCTAGGAGAAAAACCATCTGATGTATTGGAGAGCTTGATTGATGAGCATACTCCAGATGATATTTCTTTTGCCGATGAAGAGCAAAAACAAGAAAGAAAACAGAAGAGAGAAATATCAGATGATTGGGACTGGGAGGATTTATAAGAAACGAGAAAATTATATGGATACATGGTTATTATTAAAGAAAGAACTTAGCTATTACGGTGTCCGTTTAATTAATGATAGAAAATGTGAAATATATAACGATACTGGACAATCCAAAAAACAAGGTATTATAAGAACAATAAGAGAACTCAATCAATCTATTAAGAAACAAAAAATAGTTTTATTATCATTGTTGAAAGACGTTGTAGAAACTTTACAAATTGAAGAATGCAGCAGAAGACCAATAGATGATAGAATGGTTGATTTATTTATTTTTTCACTAAAAGATTTTTCAAAGTTTTTATTATGTTTTGAAGAATTCGATAAATCTGAATATCAAGAAGCAATAGATAATGCATTAAATCAAGATATAAAATCATTCACTAAAGAACAAATTTATACATTACCAGACTATAAAATATCTGTAGATTGGATACATAGATATATAAGTAGGTTGATGTACATTTCTAATTTATTATCTTTCGCAGCTATTGGAAAAAAGAATATTTCCAAATATGATATAAAAGTTGCGAGAGGGATAGCAGGTCCATGGTCTAATCTCGACCTCCCTATGAAAGAAAGAATTTTCCCTTTTGGGCAAGAGGTGCAGAGAAGAGAAAAAGCTAAGAGAAGACAGAGAAGATATAGGAAAGGATTAGAGAATTATAATGCTCCTGGAGTTGGAGAGGGACATTATTGGAGAGAGCTAAGGAATGAACCATTTGCTTGGAAAGATAGAAAATATGAAGATCCATATCCACACAGAGATTTATTGAATAGGTAAAAGTCTTAAAAAATGGCTCTAAATAGAGCAAAATAAAATAAAAATGACAAAAAATATGGATAAAAGTAAGAACAGGAGAATGCTCAATTAATAAGGTGTATAAAGAATTAGAGTCAATAAGATATGCGAAAAGAAAATAGAAATTGTCATGGACATCTCCATCATTTAGAGAGAGAGATAGAAGGATGGCAACTATCGGAAGAGTGTTTGAATAATAAAGAAATTTATAAATGAAGATTATAGAAACAAAAAAATACATTAAGATTGCTGAGACTCAAAAAGAGAAGGAAGATTTCTTTCATAAAAGAACTAATGAACATATTGAGAGAGTCCAAAATGCTGCTAAAAAGATAGTAGATAAACATAGTGAATATAGTGATCTTTTAGAACAAGTTAAGAACCATGATGCTAGTAAATTTGAAGAGCCAGAAATGACTCCATATATTGAATTGACTTGGTTGAAAAAGCAGGATCAGGGTGAAGATGGTGGTAAGGATATTGAGGAGGCGACTCTTCACCATATAAAAAATAATAAGCATCATCCTGAGTATCACAATAAAGAAAAAGCGAATATAGACAACACTAATAGAGACAAATCAATAGAATGCATTGATGCGGATGAGATGGATGATATAAGCGTTGCAGAAATGGTAGCAGATTGGCAAGCAATGTCAGAAGAATTAAAAACAAATACCTCCAGAGAATGGTATAATGATGTGAAAGATGTTAGATGGAGTTTTTCTGAAGAGCAAGATAAATTGATTGATAAATTATTAAAAGTATTTGAATAGAGAATAAAATGAAAATAATTTTATCAGAAAATAGAAAAAAGAAAAATAAGATAATCGAAAAATTAGCGGAGCTAGAGCATGAGCAGTGGATGAAGTGGGCGAAAGATATTTTAAAAACAGAAAACATAACAGAAGAAAGAGTTAAAAGATGGAAAGAGGAAAGTTTTAAACCTTATAAGGATTTGACAGAAGAACAAAAAGATATGGATAGAGAGTGGGCAGAGAAAGTTTATAATATAATGACGAGGTAAATTATGAGTGAAATGGAAATGGTAATATCTGTTAGTCAAACAGTAGAAGAAGGAAGAAGAATGTTAATGGAAAATATGGAAAACGATATTAGAGGGGCTTTTGAATATGAAAATAATTGAAACAGAAAAATTTAAAAAATTGTCACAGTTTGGACCAAGATATCATAATCCTGAAAAATTAGAAGGTCCAGAAGCAGAGATAGCTGGCACTGATATACAAGGTGCAGTTAATTATGCATTTGTCAAAGCTATGGTTGGTATGAATTTAGATGAGTTTAGCGAGTTTGAATCAGAAAGAATAAATCAAATTCTTGAAGAATTTAAGAATGATTTAAGGAAAGGACCAGCTGATCCTGGTGTTGCAGAACAGCATATCTCTCAAGCAGAGGCTTTAAGAGATGATCCTCAAGGTCTTATGGGCTTCTTCAAACACAATTCTCCGATACCTGGATCTCATAGTGAATATTTAAGACAAGAAGATGGTAAACAACATCTTATGGGTAGAAACAGAATTGCATCTGCATCTAATAAGAAAGGGTAACAATGAGAAAAAATGCACAATCAATTTATGAGAGACTGTTGGAAATTATGCCACAGTTAAGAGTTAATATTATTAAAGGCAAAGACTATGTTGAGCCATCTATTGCTAATTCTTTATTTTCTGTGTGGAGAACGGGTAAGTCTGGTTCTAATAATTCAACTTTTAAGAGACCAGTATCATTAGCTCATGATGATATTCAAAAAATGAAATCTGCTGGATTGATAAGAGCAATAGGTGAGAATATAGAAATAACTGAAAAAGGACAAAAGGTTATTAAGATAATGATTTTGGGAGATGAGAGATCTTCATTTGAAAATAATGATCTTATTATAGATTATAATCAGGCTTTGGATAATACAAAAGGTGTTAAAACTGCTTCTAAAAAAATGACTAAATAAGGAATAATGATGAACATAACAATTTCTTTTTCGACAAAAAATAAAAGTGCTAAAGAGAAAGTAGAAAAAACTTTACAATGGTATGATACTGTTCTAAAAAAAATGAATACTTATAAAGGTGGTAAATTAGAATTTAAATATCAAAAAGATAAAGAGTTAGAAAAATTAGGTTATGAAAATTCATATAGAATGATGCCACAAGTTGCCGATTTGGAAATAACAGTGTCAAAACAAAGCTCTAATGAGAAAAATGTTTTAAAGTGGTTTGATGATTTTCAAAATTATAGAAATAGTGATTCTGTTATAATCTCTAAAGGTATAATGGGAATAGAATTTGATGTGCCAGATAATGAGGTAGAAGAGTTTATATATGAATGTGAGAGAAATAGTTTTAAGGTGAGAGTATAAAAATGAAAATTATTAAAACATCAAAGTATGTAAAGATAGCAGGAATTAATCAACAGTCAATAGATACAGCAATTCTTGGAATATCTATGGCTGCTAAAAGAGCTTTTGATCAACAATTCCCAGCATTAGATAAAGTTGGTGATATGTCACATAGAAATGAAAAAATAGATTATGAAATGATTTTAAACGCCAATAGTGAAATAGAATATATAACTGATTTGCAAAAATCTCATATAGGAACATTTGGAGATGGGTATTATGAGTCTTTAGAAAAAATACCTGCTTGGTTAAATCAGATACAAGATCAACAAGAACTTGATGATCAGTTCTTTCAAAAACCATATATGAAAGATGAAAATGTTTAAAAGAAATTTAAAAGTTGAAATAGCAGATACTCCCTCTAAGCATCAACAAGGTTTGATGTTCAGGGAGAAGTTGGGTGAAGATGATGGTATGTTATTTAGGTTCAAACATCCTCAAAATTTAAAGTTTTGGGGAGTTAATACTTACATACCATTGTCAATAGCTTTTGTTTCTAAAGATAATATAATTGAGAAAATAGAATATATAAGTCCAGGGGATGAGGCTGTAGTATGTAGTGATCATGATTGCGATAAGGCTATCGAAGCTAATTATAATTTTTTTGACAAAAATAAAATATGGATAGGTGATAAAATTTCTATTGTAGAAGAGGATGATAGCACATTTGTAAAATTCTAGGAGATGTAAATGAAGTTTAAGTTGTCAGAAGTTAGATTATTAGGGGGAAGTTTAATAAAATTGACAGGCAAAGAGTTGCCAGTTAGAACAGCTTATAGAGTAGGTAAAGTTTTAAAAAAAGTTTCTGAAGAGTTATCTTATATTGAGAGATATAGAGTTCATCTTGTGAAAAAATATTCTAATGGCAAAGATAAAACAGGTAATTTTGAAGTTTTAAAAGAAAAAGAAGAAGATTTTAGAAACGAATTCTCAGAGTTTTTATTAGAAGAAATAGAGTTTGATTGTAAACCTATATCTCTTTCTGAATTAGGGGATATTTCTTTGGACCCTGTTGATTTGATTCGACTTGATAAATTAATATATGAAGAAGAAGAAAAAATCAAGGATTAAATACTTTTTTTCATAAATATAATATAATGAAGAGAAGTTATATTAAAAATTGGTATAAAAGAGCACAAACTGTTTTCGATTATGATAAAGTAGATGCGTATGGGAATCCAGTTGCTGCTGATGTAGAGCAAATGTTGGCTGATTATAATGTTGAAGAAGATGAGGGAAGAATAACGCAGTATGAAGGAGTAGAGCAAGATAATCAGGAAACAGTTGAAAATTTAGAGCAGGAAAAAGATGATGCTCAATTTGAATTAGATGTTGATAGACCTTGGGAGCCACCAGATATAGATGAGAAAGCTCCTGACACAGGAAACAAAACAGAAGCATTAAAATATGCTATAGAGAATAGAAGAGTTTTAGAAATAATATATTCTCCTGCTGGGAGAATGAATAGAAAAATAAATTTTGGGAAAAGTATTAAAAGAGTTATTGAACCTCATAATATGTTCCAAGCTGGTAATGGGAATATTGTTGTGACAACATGGGACAGATCAGTAGGTAAGATAAGAGCTTTTATTGTTGATAGAATAATGAATATAATTTTCAGGAAGAAAGCTATAAGAAACCCATTTAAACAAAGACAAAGAGTTTTACCAAGTTATGAAAGAGGAAAAACCATGGCTAATAAAAATAATATGTTGACAAAAATATTGTCTAAAGAATCCGAAGATAGTGATAAGGGATTTAATTTGAATAAAACAAAAAAGGCTGGAAATGGAAGTTACTCGTCTAAGAAAAGACAACAACAGGCGGTTGATAGATCCAGAGAACTTGGGAAGAGAAGACAGAGATCGCAAGAAAATGAAAATAGATATCAGCATGCTAATCCTCCTGCTGAGACTCCTCCTGATGATTCTTCTTATAGCTTAGATAAAGCTCGTCAACATGCGAGAGAGAGAGGAAGACAACTTATTGATAAAAGACAAAGAGCAGAAGAAAATGAGGAAAGATATCAACAACAAAATCCTAATAAATCTAGTGCAGATAATTCATTAATAAAGATTGCATCAGAATTAGAAAGTAAAGGGTTGTCAAAAAGTTCTGAAGTCGTTAAAGAAGTTAATGATGTATTAAACCAAATAAAAGAATCACAGTATGTTGGATTTATGGGTCAGGCTATTAGGAATAGACGTTGTTGGGATAATTGCTATAGAAATAAAAGAACTTCTAAACCAGGAACATCTGCTCAGGAAGTGTGGTTTGAATGCTGGGGTGAATATCTTGAGTCTATGAAAGATTCTAAGAAATGGGATAAATATGCTTCTGTTGATGATATAGCAAAAGATAAAAAATGGGATAAAAAATTTGCAGAAGAAGTTAATAATAAAATGAAGAAGGGAATGAGTCTTCCAGAATCTGTATATGATACATTCAATAAAGAAGCTGATAAATATGTGGACACTGTTATAGAGCAGGCTAGCAATTTAACAGAATTGGCAGTTGCTCTTAATAATAATGGGCAAAAAAAACTTGGAAAGAAAGTTGCAGCAGCTTCTAATGAGGTTCTAAAAGAGGCGCAGTTTTGGCAGGGAGTAGGTGATGCTGCAAGAGGTATTGGAGGAGATATAGCAAAAGGTTTTGGTAAGGCTAAAGATTGGGTAGGCAATAAGATGCAAGGATATAAAGAGCAAGGGAATGAAAGAAGAATAGACAAGATGATTGAGAATATTGCTAGCACTATTGAGCAGGCTAGAGGATTTATTGAGGGTCAATGGCAAGAGAATGTTACTAAGATTAATGGTCTAATGTCACAATTACAACAATACAGAGGTAATCCAAAAGTTGATAATGCTCTTCGAGCCTTGAGAACTTGGAATGCTAATATAAAAAGAGAAGCAATTGATACGGTATTAGCAGCATTAAGACAGGATTCTGATGGAGATGGTATTCCTGATGTTGCAGAAACTCCAGTGGCAGGAGATGTTGATGGAAGTGGCGTTGTAGAACAAGATGAAGCAGTAGGTGGAGGATTGCCAACAGCGCATCAATCTCCAGATCAATCAGCCCCTATGACACCAGGAGCAGCACCAGCACCAGGAGCAGCGGACACTAATTTGCTTCTTCAGTATATTAGTGCAGATCCTAATTTGTCGAATATGATGAGTGCTCTTTCGGGAAAAGGAAGAACAAATCCAGCAGGGATAACTGCTTTGCAAAATGCTTTTCAACAGGCAGGAGTTGAGTTTAATGAAGCAAATAGAAAACAATTAATGTCAGATTATAGGAACTCTTTAAAGGGCCAACAGCCACAACAACAAGTGTATATGAGTCGAGATCCTAAAAGAGAGATATATGGTAAGTCCCTTCTCAGAAATATTTTGAATAAAAATAAAGGGATTTTAATAAATTAAGATGAATACTATTTAAATTAGTGTTTTTATATAAAAAGTTGATTTATTCAATAAGGAGAATAATAATGAGGTTTGTAACTAATAGAATTTCAACAGGTAAAGCAAAGTCTTTTGAAGATATTATTAAAGAATATCAAAAAAGCAAAGAAGTAAAAGTAGCATCTTCAACTGCGACTGTTAAAACAGCAGAACAAGATGAAGCTGATTCTAGCGGTCAGTTAGATGTTGAACCTTTGCATCAAGAAGGTGAATCTACAACTATGCCAAAAGCTGGTCCATCAGCTAAGAAGGATGATGGGGGAAAAGCGGCAGAGGCAGCGGCAGATACTGACCCTGAAAAAGAAGGTAAAGATTCAGGTCAACCAAAAGCGGAAGGTTCTGAGAAGTTTACAAATAACCCAGAAGTTCCTTCTAAGGAGGAAAAGGGTGGTTCCTCAGGTGCTAATGCTAAGGTTGCTCGTAATCAAGATGGTACTGGCCCTGAAGGAAAAGGTCCTAGAACTGGTAGGGGCTATGGCATATGTAACTCTGACCCAGGAGAATACGAAGATGGAGAGAAATCTACACAAGAAAAAGGTAAGCTTCCAAAAGCTTTAGAAGAACATAAGTTCACTAAAAAAGAGGATAAAGATAAAAAAGATGAAGAGAAAAAAGAATCTGAAGTAAAAGATAAAGAAGATGAAGAGAAAAAAGAATCTGAAGTAAAAGATGAAGATGAAGAGAAGAAAGAGTCTGAAGTAAAAGATGAAGATAAAAAAGAAGAAGAAGATGAAGAGAAAAAAGAAGCTTCATCAGTTAAATTCGTAAAAATCGCTAACCTTAATGCTAAGAACAAAGGTTTCCTTAGAGAGTATTGGACAAAGTTGTATGGCGAAGATTATGTTAGCGCATTGTTAGCTGATAAGTAATAGATTTCAAATTTACTTAATAACATGATTATTAATACGGAGCTATCAATATGGCTATTGTCCCATCAGGAAAAATGCATATAATGAAGACTCAAAAGTTTGCCAACCCTTTATCACAAGGGTTTGGCGAACATGCGTCTATCGATCAGAATATCCCATCTTTTGAAACAGAAGAAGGCATGGATGAGGAAATCTCTCCAGAAATATCACCTGAATCTGTTGACGGATTAAAAGAAGAGCAAGATCAAATGGGCGGACCAGAAGATCCAATGGAGTCTGAGAGTAAAGGAAAAACTCTTACTGACTTTATTTTTAAGAAATTGGAGAGTTTTGGTTATCCAGGTAGAAGGTTGCAAGAATTTAAGTCTAAGTTTGTAAGAGAATCTGTTTCTCCAGAAGGTGTTAAGGATATCCAAGTTGAAATACCTGATAAAAAATATCCTAACGAAATGGGGCAAACGGAGTCTATTGAAAATGAAGATCTTGGAGTTATCTCAAAAGAAATTAACCAAATGTTTGGTTTAAATTTCAATGGAGCTGAAAGAACAGATGGGAAATGGACTATTAAGTTTACATCTGCTAAGATAACTAATCCTGATGCAGAAGGTGGAATGGTAAGAGATAATTTAGATGAGGTCTATGGCAAACCAACGAAGCCAGGGAATCCAGGGAATCAGGAATCTAAGCCTATTGCAGCTCATACATTATTAGAGATGATTAAAGAGGGTAAGAATGGATTAGTAAGAGATTTAAGTAAATCTATGGGAGAGAAAAATGATTAGAAAAATGTCAGATGAACATAAAATTGATTTCTTAGAATTAAAAAAATCAATAGAAACAAAAAAAGCACCTTCAGCAACTAATAAACCAACATTGAGACAAATTGCAGAAGAGCAAAAAGCAAAGAAATTATCTAGTAAAGATGATGGATTAATGACATCTCATCATATCAGTTCCGCTAGGACAGGCGATATCTCTAATGAGGGTGGTCCTACTAAATTTACAAAGTCCGAATCATCTAATACTATTTTTGATACTAATAAAAGTGATAGGTTAGCACAAGAGATAAATAATAAAACCAGAGTACAAAATGAAAAAGAAGAGATAGCTTCTAACAAAAGGATAGCAGAAAATAAAAGAATGAGTCAGTTGGCTGAAGTTTTGAGTAAAACAGAGCAGGCTAATGACTCAACAGTTTCGCCAGTAAGTAGATATAGTGGTAGTAACTATTATTCTCCTAAAAATAATATGAGTATTTTTGATACTCAAGAATTTGAGAGACTTGCTGATAAAACATCTGGTGAAATAGTTTCTGAAGAGACTATTCAAAGGAATGCTCAAAAAGATGAATCCTGGAAGGGTAATGATAAAACATTTTCTTCTAAAGATGTCATTAATAATTTATTTGATAATCTTACTATTAAGAAAGAAGAGTAATGGCTTTTAATTTTAAAAAAAGAGCACAATTTAGAAATGCTGATTTTTTGAATCAAATGACTCAGGGGACTTATGGTCTTCCTGCTAACGTTGATGCTATTAAAGCTCAGTATTTATGGAACAATGTTTATCAAAATAATTTAAGATTTAATAGTATACAGGAGATGGCTAGCGTGTTAGAGGCAGATGGGATTGATAGAGAGTATGCGAATATGTCAAACCCTGAAGTAGTAGACAATGTTAAACAGCCAGCTGTAAATATTCAGAATGTTACTGATCAGTTGGAAGATGTTTTAACTAGTACTAAATCATTTAATCTTAAAAAACAAGCACAGATTCCAATGCAACAAATGGCTCCACCACCACCGCAATTCCCAGATCCAGCTGATTATCAGGCAGAGCAAATGGATCAGAGAAATCAGCAGATGGATCAATTACAACAGGTGTATCAACCATTACAATTCAATTTTGCTGATCATAATGAATTAAAAAATTATCTTGATCAGAAAGGGGAAAGAGGGAAAAGGGGTTTTAAAGAAGTGATACAAGATTTAAGTTATAATAAGGTTCCTGATTTAAAAGAAGCTATAGAATATTATTATAAAATAAAAAAAGATGCTAAAAAAGGAGCTGCTACTCCTGAAGATCTTTTGGACTATGTTAATTCAGATATTTATAAATTATTGCCAGATAACTTGACAAGTGGAGGTGTTGTGTTGAGAAAGAATAGATCAGAGGTTCTAGATGCTATTAAAAAATTGGCTGAAAAGAACACTAAAAAGAAAGAAGTAAAATCTTTTAATATGAGTAAAACAGCACAACATAAAACACAAGAAAATGTTATTATGTATGGACCAGAGGAAGTTCGTAAAGTCGATCCATTCTTAAGACAACCAGTTTCTGATTGGCATATAGTAGAAAGAAATAAGGGTTTTGGTCTTGTAGTTGATGATGTGTGGAATATTGATTATGAAACAATTTGGCGTGAAAATATTATGGATAAGTATTATCGTCCATATAAAGATAAAGAAGGTAATTGGGTTGGTGGATATATTCAAAAAAGATTTGAAGTTGATAAAAATATTCCAGCTTCAAGTAATTTACAACTAAAACCAGGTCAGACGAGGAGACCAATTTTATCTGAATATGGAAATACAGAATCCAGGCTTCAAGCTGCAAGAGCAGCAGGAGATATAGCAGGAGCTAATGATATTTCAAAACCTTTTAATTGGAAAGAAGCTTCATCTAAAAAAAAAAGTTTGATAAAGTAGCATATCAACCTGCTAGAGATATGCTTGATCCAGAATCAAATAATAATTCGAATTTTGTAAAGGATCCCTTTCAATTAGGGGATCCTTTTTCTAATTCTAAACCAATGACACCAAATGATGACGAGTTGCATTGTAGTATTTGTGGTGGGACATTAAAAAATACTTTTCGATCAGGTGTAGATACATGTCCTAATTGTGGAACACCTAATTGTCAAACATATTCAAAAGGTCTTAAGCCTCATTGTAAGGATGAAAAAAATCCAAATAAAGGACCTAATCCAACATTCATACCTAAGACTGTTTTAAATGCTTCTTATAATGCAAAAGAGGCTATGAAAAAAAATATACATATGGAGGGTGATGAAGATGTTTATACAACTGAATTCGATGCCTGTACAATGGAAAATGGGATAGATGATGAAAGTAAAAAAACATTAAATGTCGATGATAGAAAAGATGAGGTTATGAAATCTTGTCTTGATTTAGAAATTGATGGTTAAGTAGGAAGGAAATAATATGGCTATTAAAATGAAAATTTCAGATGACTCACCAGAAAATAAAAGAAGAATGGTAGCAGCATCTGGAGCTTATACGGTTGAAGATCAAAAGATGTATAAAGGATTAGGATATCAAAATAGATTTTATGCTGGTGCGCAATCAGTAAGTATGCCTATCACAAAGAATGCACAATATGCTGGGTCTGGGGCAAATGTAGCAATGACTCAACCTATGTTTTTCTCACCACTGCATACTCCTCAAAACTGGCAGATAGCTAGTAGAAGAAGAGAGATAATGCAATGGGCAAGATTTTATTACATGAATGAGCCTAAGGTCGCGGCGGGCGTAGATTTTTATGCTAATTTTTCTATGAATGGATTTAAGTTAGAATGTAAAAATAAAAAAGTTTTAAAGTTTTATGAAAAATTAGTTAAAGATATAGATATTGTTGAGAAATTAAATAGTATTAGTCATGAGTATTTTTTGTTGGGAGATGTTTTTCCTTTCTTAGAAATAACATGCCCTCATTGCCAAAATAAAGGTTTTACTTCTGATGGAAAAATTTGTAATCATCCAGATGGTAATTTTAAATCTATTAAAGTTATGAATCCAGATTATATCGAAGTTAAAGACAATCCTATTGCTAGCAACCCAGAATATTATTTAATTCCGGATGAAGAATTAAAATTAATTATTCAAAGAAGAGAACCAAGAAAGATATATGAAAGTCTTCCACAAAGATTTATAGATTTAGTTTCATCGGGACAGCCAATTCCATTATCTAGTAGAAGCATAAGTCATTTAAAACATAATGCTAGTGATTATGGTACATATGGAATCTCTATGCTTCAAAGATTATTTACTATTTTGGCATATAAAACTAAAATCATGACAGCCAATTGGATTATAGCTGAGAGATTAATTCTTCCTATTCGTGTTGTAAAGGTAGGAGATAAAGACAGACCAGCTACAGAAGCTGATTTGCAAGATGTTGTTACTCAATTATCGGCAGTAGCTAATGATCCTAATTTAACTGTTGTAACTCACCACGCATTTGACTATGAATGGCATGGAGCTAGTGGAAAAATTCATAATATAACACAAGAGTTAGAAGAAATTGGGAAAGAAATTTTAGATGGTTTAATGTTGAATCAAGCTATTCTTAATGGCGAAATGGCTGGATATTGTATGAGTGAAGATACTCTCACTCTTACCGATTCTGGTTTTAAGCATTATTGGGAGATAGATGAAACAAAAGATAAAATTGCTTGTTACAATGACCAAACTAAAAAAATAGAATATCATCTTCCTTATGAGAAAGTCGTTTATGATTATGAAGGAGAGATGATTCATTTTAATACTGATAAGATTGATATCTTAGTATCTCCTAATCATAGGATGTGGAGTGCTAAGAGAGGTTCTGATAAGTTTGAAATTATAAGAGCAGAGGACGTTAAGTCAAGAGCAAAATTTGTAGGTGCTGTTGATGGGTATGAGGGAGAATATTGCCCTTATGTTCAAATAGGAGCAGAACAATATAATATTTATGATTTTTGTAAATTAGCTGGGTATTATGTTTCTGAAGGATGGGTTAGAGAAGAAAAGAGAAAAATTAGGGCAAATAGATTTACGACTGTTGGCATAAGTCAATCAAAAGATGGTAAAGCCAGAGAAGATATTGAAAATATTTTTGACAATATGTTTAATACACATTGGAAGGAAGAAAACCAAGTATGTGTTCATAAGCCAGAATTAGCAGATTATTTGAGGAATAATTTTGGTAGAGGTTGTGTTAACAAAAAACTTTCACCTTTTGTAAAAAATCTTTCTACAGAATGTTTAGAAATAGTTTTAGACGCTATGGTAAATGGAGATGGTTGTGATAGAGAATATTTAGGAAGAAAGAATGGGAATAAATCTTATTATACTTCTAGCTATCAGTTAGCACAAGATTTTGCAGAGATAGCATTCAAATGTGGTTATGTTGTAAAGATTAGAGAATATAATAAAAAAGAATCAAAAGATAAAGTTTATTTTAACAAAAGAGGACATCAATATAAAACTAATCATCAACAATATGTTGTATATATTTCTAAGGGATTTAAGGGAAGAACTCCTACTCTTTGTTCTAAATCTAAAAAATATGCAGGGAAAGAAATAATAAGAGAATCTTACGATGGCAAGATTTATTGTTTTTCTGTTCCTTATGAAAAATTTGTAACTATGAGAAATGGTATAGTTACTATTCAAGGAAATACATCGGCTCAGGTTGGTATTGAAGTTCTGATTAGAAGATTGGATAACTGGAGAAATAAATTAAAAGATTGGGTGGAGAAAAATATATTTGAACCAGTTGCTATGATGCAAGGTTTTGTTGATGAACAAGAAACTGAGGAGATGGGATATACTGTTTATTTATATCCTCAACTTATATGGAATGATTTACAGTTAAGAGATAAGACAAATAGGATACAAACTCTTATGCAGATGTATGATAAACAATTAGTATCTGCTCAGACAGTATTAGAAGAACTTGATTTGGATTATGATTCAGAAGTCGAGAAAATAAGAAGTGAACAAGTGATGGCAACCGCTCAGGGTCAACTTGGCGGACCAATGGGGGGAGCAGGAAATCTAGGGACAATGGGAATGGGTGGGCCTATGCCTCCTCCAGGTGGCGGTCCTCCTGATGTAGCTGGTGAAGGGATGGGTGCTCCAGGAATGGGTGCTCCAGCTCCAGGTGGAGGAATGGGTGCTCCAGCTCCAGGTGGAGGAATGGGCGCTCCAGCTCCAGGTGGAGGAATGGGTGCTGCTGCTGGTGGAATGCCTATAATAGGGAAGAGAGGATCTAAATCAGTAGCTGAACAGCAAGAAGAGGAAACTCCACCACCTCAAATGATAAAACTTACAAAGTTAGAACAAAAAATGTATAAAACATTATTGTCTATGAAAATACCTTATGCATTATTTGGGCAATATTCTGTTAATTTACCGGGAGAAGAAAGGCCATTTTCTTTAGATTTTGCTTATCCAAAGGTAGGTGTTGGAATTGAAGTTGATGGAGCTATCTGGCATCAAAGAGAAGATTTTCAACAGAGAGATATGAACAGAGATCAAAAGTTGGCTAATGTTGGATGGAGAATATTAAGATTTAGAGAAGATGCTGTTGAAGAACAAATAGATGCTGTGAGAGATGTTATTTATAAAAATCTTATTGAAGCAGAAAAAACTACGAAAAAATCTGCTGAAGATGATAGTATCATAAAATATGCTTCTACTGATATCAGTAGAAACTTTACACATGATTTTATAATAAATAACGGTGAAGGTATCGGGTGTAATAGAAAAAATATTTCTAATAGTATTCAAGTTCTTTATATAGGGAATATCGAAAATGGAGATTAAAACAGCAGGTAGAAAAAGAATTAAAGATCGAGGAATAAAATGGGAACAAAGATTCCATGAAAGATCTGAGAAATTAAGAGAACGTTTTAATAAAACAATAGGACCTTTGGCTTATATAAGATGGGAAGGTCATGATTATACAACTGATTCTGATTATTTTATTATAGTTGGGCCATCTCTTACTAAAGAAATGAAGAAAAGATTTTTTGCGGGAATTAAAAAATTACCAGATGATCCAAAAGCTAAAGTTTATGCTCCTGCTGGAGAATATTTTTTTAGCTCAGTAGCCGCTCTCAGTCATGCTGTTGAGAAGTGGGGAATAAAGTTTCCAAGAGGTGCTCCTAATTATACCCTAGACGATTTGGCTGATGTTGAAATACCTAGGCACGTAAAGGGTTAAATATAAATAGAGGATTTTTTATCCCTATTCTGAATATAAAAAGATAGTGTTTTTGGAGATATATCATGATACTTAAATGTGGACAAAAAGATAATAAAAATTATACTTTTGGTGTGAGAACTGAGCAAGTAAAAGAAGCTATTAAAGATATAAAAACAGCTTTTTGTCCTTGCTGCGGAAAAATGATTGTTATTGGAAATTCCAAATACTGCTCTCGCTGTGGGGAGGAATTATAGTGAAAATTATAAGAACAGCAAAATATGCTAATACATTTGAAGGATATGATCCTTATACCGTTGATTTTACTAAAGAAAGAGCAAAAGCAAAAGTAACAGATACAGATTCTTTGTTTAATGCTTTAAGTGATGCTATTGAAGCTATTAAAACCCCTAGTGCTAATGAGGGAAAATATTACGACCAAGCATCTGTTTATAGAGCAGAATTAACTAGAAGAGGATATTCTCCCGAAGAGCAAGATAAAAGATTAGAAAAAATTCCAAGTCTCCATACAAAACCAATGAGAGATTCTACGCCTACCACAGATTATCCTGAACTTGGAGATGCTACACTTGGAGCTTTTTAAAAATAATTTGATAAGGAAAATAAAATGGCAATACATAAAATAGCAACATTTTCATATCGATGCTCAGTAGAAGCTTTAAATAAGCCGAAAGGTTGGGAAATCTATAATCTACCTAACAAAATTAAAACAGCATCTAAAACTTCTAATAGTGAAGACTTAGGTGGATTTGATTTAAAAGAAGCTACATCTAAACACCCAGATCATTTGTATATAAAAATCTTTGCAATTAAGAAAGATGAGCCAAATGATAATGGAGATGCATTTGATGCGACTCAATTAAAGAAAGCTGCTCCTACCTTTGTTGGAGTACCACTCTTTACTAATCACCAAAATGATGATGTTGAAAAATCAAGAGGGGAGTGTGTCCATTCTTGGTATGATAAAGAAGAAGGTGGTATCTATATTATCGGTAGAGTAGATAAAGTAGCTTATCCAAAATTGGCAAGAGGAATAGAAGAGGGATATATATCAGGAACTAGTATGGGGTGTTTTTTGGGGCATAATAGGGTCTTAATGGCAGATTCTAGTTATAAGTATATATACGATATTAAAAAAGGTGATGAAGTTATAACTCATAAGGGCAGAGTGAGAAAAGTTAAAAATCTTCAAAGACATGAAGACAAAACTAATGATTTGATTTATAAAATAAAAGTTGAAGGTTTGTCTAATGAGATTTGTGCTACAAAAGAACATCCATTTTATGTCCTACAAGAACAAACTAAATGTTATATTACAGGACAAGATATCGGTGTTCCTAAGTCTATGAGAAATAGATATAGAAGAAGGACTAAGGGAGGAGTTTACCAACAAGAAGAATATAAAATTGCTTTAAAAAATGGTGAATTAGATCAGTTCGATTTTGAATGGAAAAAATCAGAAGACCTCAAAGAAGGAGATATGGTTTCTTTTCCCATTTCTAAAGAAATTGTTGAAGATTCCGATGCTACATCTGACAAAGCGAGGTTAATAGGTTATTTTTTAGCAGAAGGTAGTTATCTTAAATATAAGGGTAATAGAGTTGCTGTAGAATTTAATTTTTGTTTATCAAAAGAAAAAGATACTTTAGGAAAAGAAGTTATAGGTTTATTAAGAAAAGTCTTTGATGGGACATTAGAACCAAAAATACAAGAAAGACCCGATAGAGATATTCTTATGATCCGTTTATATGGTAGAGATGTCGCTCAGTGGTTCTTTAATTATTGTGGGGAATATTCTCATACAAAAACATTAAATAAAAAATGTTTATTTTGGGATCCAGAAATTCAAAAACATATTTTAGCTGCGTGGATAAATGGAGATGGAACTTGTAGAAATATTTATGCTCAGAATGGAAAATTATATCAAAATATTAGTGGGACAACTTGTTCTGAGACCCTACATAATCAAATGAAATTTATTACATCTAGATTAGGGATATATTCGACGACTGAATATATAAAAGAAAGAGCGATAAAAAATGGGAAAAAACCATATTGGATTTTAGTTTTTGGGTGTAAGGAATCTCAAAAATTAAACGAAGTATTAGGTATTGATAGAATAGTAGAGGGAGAATATAGAGATTCTTGGTTTAGGCAAGCAGATGATTATATTGTAATGCCTATTAAAAAAATTGAGAAAGAATATAATACAGAACCTGTTTACAATATAGAAGTAGAGGAAGATCATTCTTATATCGTAGAAGGTGTTGTTGTAAAAAATTGTTCTGTAGAATATAGCCTCTGTTCAGTTTGTCACAATATGGCAAATACATCAGATGAGTATTGTACTCACGTTTCTAATAGAAAAAATAGAAAATATAATGGCAGTATAAACTGTTCTTATCATCAGAGCAAAACAGATACAGATGAAAAATGCCCATTGTGTGGATGTGAGAAAGAAGAAAGTAAAAGTATAAAACATGCAGAACAGATGATTTATGAACATAATTATGGATTGAAATTTATTGAAAATTCATTTGTTGTCAACCCAGCATGTCATGAGTGCGGGGTTACTTGTGTTCTTCATGTTCCAGAGCTTCAGAAAAAGGTTGCTGAGTTTTCTAAAGTTATAAATAGATTAGTTAAAGACGCTAGTAGCGAATTTACTAAAGAATCAGCAACTGCTAAAGCTATTGAGAAATTAGGAGGGGTTAATGAAATTAACTCTCTTAAGAGTAGCATGAATGAGATGGAAATGGTTGTTAAAAGTATGTTGAAACAAAAAGATAATGTTTCAATGGAATATGTTTCTGATCTAGTTAAGGCTATGGCAGATGTTCAGGGAATTTTAGATGAGCTTGTTGAGATGGGCTATGCAGCGTTGCCATCTCCACCAGTAACGGCAGGTGAAGAGACTGAAGTGCCAGCACCATTCCCAGAACCAGTACAAACCCCTGAGCCGCAAATGGTTGCTCCAGGAGGTGGATCTAGCTCCCAAGAGGACCTTGGAGGGCTAGGAAATGTAACTCTTCCTCAGAAATCTTCAAATAAAAAAGAGGATTTTTCTAAAATAAGTGAAAATGTAAGTAATAAGGTATCGTCTTTGAAGCAAAGAGTGCATAAAATACAAGAAAAACAAAATAATAATGAAATAGGAGCAATTATGGCTACTGATAAAACCACAAAAACAGCAGCGGGAACTGAAAATCTAGAAGTGATTACGGAGAAGCAATTGGAGAAGAAACAGGAAAATCTTCACCCCAGAACAGAAACCGTTTATGAAAGTATTACTGAAAGTAAAGAACAGATTGGCGGAACAGAGCAATCTAACGATACTACTAGTGATAGTCCTCAAGTTCGACTTGGAACATATGAGACAACTACCGAAGATCAACTTAAATCAGAAAGTGCTCTGGGTAGTGCTATAACTCATTTTGTTGAATACCCAGATGTTATTACAGAAAAACAATGGGATGATTTTAGCCGAGATATTGCTGGTGATTTGCCAGAAGATTATACTGAATCTATAACTCAAGCTCAAATAAGAGACCTTCTTAGTAAACATAAATTTATTGGTAATGTTGAAACTATTACTGAAGATCAACTTAGAAATATGACTATGACTGATGGACTTAAGAGATGGGCTAGTTCAGATTATTCCGTATCTCTTATGAAAACAGCAATTAATACAATTGTTGATGCTGTTGTTAAATATAAAAAATCTCCTAATGAGATAGTGAAGGCAGCTACTATTATTAATGACGATAGTGCTACAAAAGATAAAGCAGCTTTTTTGGCTGTTGTTAATTCTCTTCCTCAAAAGGCAGATGACAAAGAAGCGTTAACTCAAAATATAGCTTATTTCTGCAAGACAGCAGCTACTCATAATAAAATCTCAGGAATAGATGCTCTTATATTGGCAGCTTCTGACAATGGTCAGTTTGCCATGAGAGCAGAAGATCTTTTTGATTCTATTTATCATGCTACAAATAACAAAACAGCATATAAGAAAGTACAAGAAAAAGTTGCTAAAAGAATGGAAGATGATAGTACTAAAACTATTATGTCTAAAGCAGATGGTTTTGATAAAGCTCTTAAAATAATGGATAGACCAGAAGATGGCAAATATCAGATCAGAGCATCTGTAAGTGATGTTGATGCCCCTATTACAGATAAAGTTGCTTTCTTAGCAGGAGTTAAAAAACTCGCACAAGAAATGATTGACGATGACGGTGTAGACGCTTCTGCTATTATTAAGATAGAAGTTGGTGATGGTGGAGAACTGCTTATTGATATCCAAGAAGGAGCAGAAGAAACTGTTTGTCCTGATGATATAGGAGATATTATTGAAGGACCAGTTGAAGATATCGAAGCTGATAATAACGGTGAAGAAACAAATGATATGAAACCTATGGAAGGTGGAGATCAAGCAGGAATGGGAATGGGTCAAGGACAAGATCAGAATAGACCTTCAATGAACCCTATAGCAGCAGCAAAGTCTGAGATTAAACAAGCTCAAATGATGGGTGGAGAAATGGGTGGTCAAGGTGGAGCAGCACAAGCACCTGGAGCAGGAGCAGCATTACCAGGATCGCCTGGAGCAGAAGTTCCTCCAATGGAGAATTTCACAGAAGATCCAATGGCGGATGAAGAGGGTGGCTTCGATGAAGAAAATCTTGAGGCAAAACCTCCAGGATCTATTTGCCCAGTTTGTGGAAGTGATGATGTTGATATCATTTCTGGAAAAGGAAAATGTAATAACTGTGGTTCAGAAATGACATATAAAGTTGAAGTTAATGTTACTAAGTGGGAAGGTGTAACTCCTACTGGTGATGAGGCTGAAGAGCTTGGTGGACTTGGAGAGGGAGAAGGTTTTGAAATGCCTACTGAAGAGCCAGAGCTTGGAGCAGAAGAGCCAGGTATGGGTGGAGGAATGGCAGGAGAAGCTGGAATGCCAGCTATGGCTGCTTATACTCGTTTACTTCCAGAAGCACTTAAGAAAATTGGAAGTCAAAATATTATACTTGGATCAGTCAGTCCAATAACTGGAACTATAAATACTCTTAAAATGGATGATGAGCAGTATGTATGTTTAGACACTGGTACAAAATATAAAGTTTCTTGCATTGTTTCTAAAGATGGCAACAAGGCCTATGCACAGTGGGAATGGAAACCAAAAGTCGCTGGAGTAGAATGCCCATCTTGTTCGAGAGCAAAACAAAGATTTATTAAAGCTCTTTCTTCTGTAGAACTTACAGAAGCTAAATTTAATGAGTTAGAGCTTAAAGATAAAGTTGATATTATTGTAAAAATGAATAAGTCTGGAGCACTGATGAAAGTTGCTGCTAAAGAAGGTTCAGTAGTAGAAGATTATAAACTTGCTTATGGCAACTATGGAGATAAATTCCCAGTCGAATCTTGTATTGAGAAATTAGCACGTAGATTTGGAAAAGATGCTATCTGTTTGAGCGGACCAGATGAAGGTGAAAATCTTGCTGAGTCTGTATGTAATAGACTTAAAAAGGCTGATGTTTATACTACTAAATTAGCAACAAAAGTTGCTTCGATTTGGTCAGATTGTGATGGAGATGAAGAGTGTATTACAGATCAAGTTAGAAATGGTTATTCATTAAGAGAATCAGCAGTAATTTGTACAACATTGAAATCTGCCATGGTTCAATCTGATTATATTTTTGCAGATCAACTTAGTGTTACATCACAGATTATTGATGAAGAGCAAGATTCTATGGGAGAACCTGTTGATGATATAGGAATGGGAGAAGAAGAAGATCCATTCGAAAATATTGATGAAGGCATTGATGGTGGTACTGTAACAATCGAGCTTCCATCAGATGTTGCTGAACAACTTGGTTCTGCAGTGGATGAAGCAACGGGTGGAATCGGAGAAGAAGGAATAGATGAAGGCGGAATAGGTGATGAAGGCGGAATAGGTGATGAAGGCGGAATAAGTGATGAAGCTCCAATAGAAGAAGTTGCGCCAGGTGATTTAGATGGTGGAGATATGAATTCTATGGAAGGTGGAGAAGTGCCTGTGGAAGGCGAAGAAGCCCCTATAGAAGAAGGTAAAGATATGACAATGTTTGATAGCGAAACACCAGAAGGCATGGGCGGTATTGGAGAGCCTTGTGATGATTCTTATGGCGGGGGCGGATCTGTTAAGATTACAGTTAATGGAGAACCAACAGGTGGCGGATCAGCTTTTGCAGAAAAAAAAGAGGATTTTGAAAAAGAAGCTGGAAATGTAAATGATAATGATGGTATGGATTATAAGGAAGCCTTAATTATGAGTGGAGCAATTGGACAAGTTGGAAAGCCTCAAATGGATCTTTCTTCTGTTATCGCAGCTATTAATAAAACTGCGGGAGAAAAAGAAATTTCACAAGAGAAAGCACAAGACAGTCCCGATATAGGAACTTATACAGCTGGTGAAGGTGGAAGTGAAATGGGTCATGAAAGTGAAACCATTAGAACTCCACAAAAACCAAGTGTACCAAGAGACAATGCTACAATGGGTCAAGAACCAAGTGATCTTAATCCACAAGATAAACCTCTTCCAGTTGTTCCTTCTGATGATGCTACAATGGGTCATGAGAAAGAAGTTGGATTGGGTGGTGGAGATAATAGATTTACTGGTGGAACCGATGGACAAGGTAAAACAGAGTTGGCTTCAACAGATGATGATCTTTATCATATGAAGGGTTTTGGAACCTCTAAAGACAGTTTATCTGCTCTTGCAGATAGAATTGCTAAAAAAATGGAACCAAAGAAGCCTGTAGCGGATGATCCAGATATTCAGCCAATTGATGCTGGAGATGGAAGCACAATAGGAAAAGAAGATAAGTTCACTGCTGACGAACCTAATAGTGTAGAAGGCGGAGCAACTGAGTCACTTATCGGACATGAAAGTGAGACAGTTGGTTCAGCTCCAAAAGAGCCAGCAGATCAACCAGAAGTGTTCACAGGTAATGCCCAAATGGGTAAAGAAGAATTAGATTCAGAAAAAACAACAAAAGATAAAGGTACAGTAATCGCAAATAGCGATTCTGAGTCCGAAGCTTATAGGGTAGCTGGAAAAATGATAGCAGCTAATAAAATAGATGCATCAGAGCTACAGAGTAAAGTTAATGAACTCAAAACTTATAAGCCTGCTCAAATAAGAGATTTTGAAAAAGCGATTTTCGCTGGTCAAAAAGGACTTGACACTGTTTCAGACGGTATATCTCAAGCCGTGCAAATAAATGAGAATAGTAGCATGAGAAATGCTAATGAAGAGTTGTCAGATAAGTTGCAAGGATTATTTACTCTTGAAAAACAGAATAAAATAGCAAGTGATGATACTACAACTCAATTAAGAAAAGTTTTTAGTAAATAATTAAAAAATAGGAGATTATTATGGCTATTATAGTTGAACAGCATGTAGTTGCTGATCATTATCCAGTAGGTGGAACATCTATCACAGCTGGTATGTGCGTGGAATTTGCAGCAGGATTAGTTGTCCCAGCTGTAACTACAAGCGAAGCTGCTATCGGTATTGCCGGTGATTCTTTTCTCTCAGCTGAAGGTCAAACAACAGCTTACTCAGCACAGGTTGTAATTGGTGCTAATGGTGCAGCAAATCGTTGGACAGAGAATAGAGTTAGTGACTTTTACAATGAGACAGCAGCATCACAGAGAATTACAGTTTACACTGGTGGCGGAAAATTCTGGGTCAGTACTGACTTGTTCGATGCCCCAGCTGGTGTTACTGCTGGTAATTTGATGCAGGCTGGTACAGGTGTTGGTTACTGGGCAGGTTCTGCTGGTAACAATGCTAACGATTTTATTGCTATCGCAGCAAGTTCTACCACAGCATATCCAAGTGGAGTTCCTGGAACAGATACTACTGATGGTAGTATTACTCTTGGTAATTACATTTCACTCATTTTGAGAATGTAATATTAGTTAAAAAAATATTAACAAAGCTATATTTTAGGATTTTAAGAGATACCTAAAAATAGAAATAAGGAGAATATTATGGCTCTTAATAAAACAGGTCTTTCAGATCAAGATAAAGAAATGATAATCGCGCAAGCTCTTGAAACAGACGAAGGTCGTACTGCCCTTGCTCAGGCAATGGTAGAGCCAATTCGTAGGTCACTTGAGTATCAGGCAGTAGGAAGAAAGCTTCTCATGGTTGATGAGTTACCTCAAGGTGCTCTTGCTCGTTACGAGAGAGATGTTGCAGCAATTGCTTGGATCATTTCTCGTCGTGGCGCTGTACCTGATCAAATTCAGGAAGGGGAGGAAGTGTTGGTTCCTACTTTTGAAATCGCAGCAAATCCAACAGTACGTCTTAGTGAGATCAAGGCTCGTAGATTCTACATTGTAGACAGAGCACAGATCAAAGCTAAAGAAGCTATCCAGAAAGAGGAAGATAGTAATATTTTTAATGCTCTTTTGACAGCTTGTCAATCAGCACAAACAATTACTAACTATGGAACTCTTACAGTCCAGGCTCTTAATGAAGCATTTAAGCAGATTGAGCAACATGATCTAGTTACAGCTAAGATCGTTACTCATGCTTTCCAGTATGCTAGCATTAGAACTTTTGGTAAGGATTTCTTCGATGAGGCAACTCAGAGAGAAATCATCACAACTGGTCTTTATGGTCATCTTTGGACAGCTGACATACATGTTAGCTCAAGAATGACCAGCACTGTAGTCCTTCTTGTTTCTTCGCCTGAGACAGTGGGTGCTTTCCCAATCAGACAGGACATAACAGTTCTTCCAGCTGATGATCCTAAGAAACTTAGATTAGGATGGGTAATATATGAAGAGGTAGGAATTGTCGTTATTAACGATTATGCTATCTCTCGTATTAATATGGAAGATGCTAACGCCTCTTAAACAAAGGGGTTATAGCAGTAGTATAAAATTAAAGGTGAGCCAAGAAATTGGTTCACCTTTTTTGTTATAAAATAGTTGTATATACTTTTTTTGTATATACGTTTAAAAAAGCATAACAACTTTTAGTTAAAGTTGTATATATGTTTTATAATTTTTCATAATAGATTTTATATTTATTTATAAAATAGTTGAAAAGTGAAAGATAATATTATAAAATGTATATATTATTTTTTTATTAAATGTGAAAAAATAAAAAAGGAGTTTAGGTCATGTAGAAGGAATATTATAATAGAGCTTATATTTGTTCAGGAGATTTTAATATGAGAGAAGAGCCACATTACACTAATCTGTTAACAAAAGAATTTTTTGAAGAATATTATATTAACCAAAAAATGTCTTATCCTAAAATAAGAAAAATGTTATTAGAGCAAGGATACAATATTCATAATGGGACTTTGCATAAGTATGCTGAAAGATTAGGAATTGGAAGAGATCGTTCAGAAGCAAGAAGAAATTTATTTCCATGTTCTTTAGATTATAAAGTAAATTATATACAAGATGATATGATAGAATTTATTGATGGTTTCTTATTAGGAGATGGGGGAATAAATTTTGATAAAAGAAGTATAAATAATCTTATAGCCAGATTCCGTTGTGGTGTAGAATATGAAGAATTTTGTAGTTATTTAATGGAACCTTTTAAGAAATTGAGTTCAAGTGTAAAAAAACATAAGGCAAAAAGTATGAAGCAAGGATTTATGTTTAGCGGTAGTACTAGTAATCATCCAGATATTTATAAACAATATTTAAGATGGTATCCAGAAAATAAAAATGGGCAAAGAATTAAACAGCCTCCAGAAGATGTAAGAATAACTAAAAATTCTGTTCTTATGTGGTATCTTGGTGATGGATCTGTGGTCGTAAAAAATAATACGATTGCTACTCGATTATCTACAGACGGGTTTTCAAAGGTTAAGGTTGAGATGTTAGTAGATAAATTACAACAAATTGGTATCAAATGCTATAGGAATAATGAGAATCGTATTAGAATTAATTCAAGGGGTATTCCTGCCTTCTATAATCTTATTGGGGAAAAAAGTCCTATCAAATGTTATAATTATAAATTTGATAAAATACCATTTTGGAGATTTGAGAGCAAGAGGATGAAAGAAGTCGCAGAAGAATTAGATATAAATTATCAAAAATTAGCATATATGGTTAAAATAGGCAAAATACCTTGTTTTAGATTGAGTGAGAAGGGTAGACCTAGATTTTTACCAAACCATATTGTTAAGATTAAAAAAATGGTAGAATCTGGAAAACTTTCTTGAAAAGTGAAAATAAATATTATAAAATATATATACGTTTAATATAAGGAATATTTAGATGCCAAAAATAAAAAAAACAGATAACATTATTTTGCGGGTAACATCTTCTGATCATAATTCAATTCGAATTAAATCGAAGTTATTTGGTAAGAGCAAAAGTAATTATATTCGTCATTGTGTTTTTTCTCATTGGGAAAATCTTGAAAGTACTTCTCATTTTAAGGAATTACTGAGAATGTACAAAGAGGGGGATAAAGAAATAAAAGATGAAGTTGTGGAACTTTTATTTCATTATTATAGGGAGAATGGATTTCCTCATAATAAATTAAATGATATTCAAAAAGAAAATAGATTGAAGAGAGTAATAAATAGTAAAAATGTATTATTAGAAGACAATCATTTACAGATGAATCCTCAAGGAATAGATTTGGCGAATCATTTTCATCCTCATATGATGGAAGCATATTATAGTATTGGAACAAATTCTCCTTTTGAGACTTTTAATGATGATGAAAAGTTGAAAGATTGTATAAATAGGTGGTTAGAGTTGGAAAAAGTTCCTAATCATGCGGGGATGAGAAGAATTTTAAAAACGAGGAATGGAACTAAAGGTGTAGTTAATTACAAACCCACGATAGCTAAATTTATTTATGATAGATATTGTCCAGAGAATGGTAAGGTTTTAGATCCTTGTGCTGGATATGGTGGTAGATTAGTTGGTTGTATCGCATCTAATAAGAATATATTTTATCATGGAATAGATCCTGTTGGAGAAACGGCTGTAGGGAACTCCAGGATAGCTTCATTTTTTTCAAAACAATATGATGTGTTTATGGGTCGAGTTTATAATTATCGCTTTAGATTCGATCAGGAGTGTGCTGAGGAGGTTATGCCTAATATAAAAGAGAGGTATGATTTAGTGTTTACGAGTCCTCCGTATCATTCTCAGGAAATATATTCAGATAATATTTCTCAAAGTTCTAGTAAGCACAAAGAGTATGAGAATTGGTTGAGGAATTTTTTATATGTTATAGTTGATGAGAGTAAAAGAATTTTAAAAGATGATGGAAAATTAGTATTGAATGTAAAGAATTTACAGAAGAAAAAGATAGCAGATGATTTGTGTAAGTATTGTGAAAAGGATTGGGAGTTAGAAACTACATATCATATGAGATTAAGTAATAATGAATTTAATCGTAAGGGTGATAAGATGTTTCATACTGAACCAATATTTGTGTGGAAGAAGAAATGATTTTATTGAATCATATTAATTATTATGTCACAGATGTTGTAAAATAGCAAAAAAGCGGGTTAATAGGCTAAGAAGCGGGTTTAACGACCCGCTTTTTTTATTTAATGGGAGAAAAAAATTTCTAACTGGGTATAGGTAGCATTTTTATTTATCAAAAAAAATAATATTTAAAAAAGGTTTTGACTTTTGTTGTGGGATATGATATAATATCTTCTATAGTGAACTGCAAAATACTACAGAGATATTAAAATTTTATTTATTGGAGGCATAAAATGAAGTCAGAAGAAATTATTAAGTTATTAGGTAGTAGGGTTCATTATTCTATTTCGATGGAAATATCAGGTCCATTTGCAATGTTTGCTAGACCTGATACTGGGAGCGAGAAGACGAGTTATCCTTTCCCAACTTTTTCAGCAGCAAAAGGTATATTTGAATCTATATTATATATGCCTAATGCTATTGTTGTTCCTGTAAAAGTTCAAATTTGTAATCCAATAAGATATCAGTCTTATGCATTTAATTATAGAGGGGAACTTCGTAAATCAGAATTAATTAAGAAAAATAATACTTGTCAAATAAAAAGTACAATTCTTGTAAATCCTTGTTATAGGCTTTTTGCAAAAGTAATAAAGGCGGATGAGATTGTTTCAACCCCTAAAAGATATAAAGGTATTAATCATGCCCATGCATATCAGGCACAATTCAATCGTCGTCTAAAAAATAGTAGAAATTATAGAACACCATGTTTAGGTTTGTCTGAATTTTTAGCTTCTTATGTCGGCATATTCAGAGAAGATACAAAAGTTCAAGAGCATATTAATTTTATTATAGCCTCAATGACACTATGTTGTTTTGATTCTCTTAACAGAGGTGAGTACAATCCCTCATCAGTTCAAAATGTGAAAATCGAAAATGGAGAATTATGTTATGTTAAATGAAATGAAATTAATTGCAGATAAAATGGAAGAATTAGGCATAGGTGAGGTTCAGATGCATTCTATGATATCGCCTAGTCCAAGATCACCAAAGACTCCTAAGTTTAAAGTGTGTATTGGTGCTGATGGAAATATTAGTTCGGTAAATCTCGTTGCCCCAGAAGTTTGGAATACTTATTCATATATCTACAAGGATGCACATAATCAGTACCCAATTATTAAAATAAAAAATATTTTAGGTGATGATGGTACAATAAAAGAAAAGGATGTTGTAAAATTTATTGGCAAATTTAATAGAATGGATACAATGTTGCAAGAATTGTTAACTAGAGATAGTGAAACTGAATCACTTTTTTTGCTTTCAGAGAGAATTAATGAAGTAGAAAATCATGAAAAATTCTTAAAAGAAATTATAGAGAAATCATTAGAGATTCTACCAGATGAGTCAGAAGATAGTAAAAAATTTACCAAGAAGGATGCTCTTAATGAAATGTATATCACTTTAGAGATTACAGAATACAGTGATCTTAATATACATCCTGTGAATAGTACTGAAATTATAACAATTATTAGTGATGCTTTGAATCAAATAGAAGAAGATGTAGTATCTGAGAGTGGCTCAGGAGATAAAACGGATATTTTTGGTAATAGTTTTTCAGAATCTACATCTCTTCCGCAGTTAAGTTTAGACAGAACTAAATTTTACTCGTATAGTAGGAATCCATTTTCTAAGTGTTATAGAAGTTACAATGTTGCTGGGAATGATGCCTGTCCAATTTCTCCAGCTTCAAAAGCATTTATTTTTGGAAAGATGCAATATCTAACTAAAGGTAAGAATAAGGGGTTATATTGGGATTCACATTCTAATAAGGATGGTACTAGAACAGCAACAATTGTTTTTGCTCCTATAAAAGAAACAATTTTATCTGATTTGCAGGAGTTGTTAGAGATTGGTGGAACTCAAGAAAGGGTTAACAAAGAAATTGATGAAAAGGTTAAGGAGAAATCTTCTGGCATCATATCTAATATTAGAGGTAGTAGTGCTTATGCTAATAATGAAAAAGTTCATATTCTAATTTTTAGAGTGCCATCAAATGGACCTTCGAGCTTGGTTTTATCAGATATGATCAATATTAAAGATTTGGTAACTTTTTCTAAACGATGGATAGAGGGATGGGATAATTATGATGATGGTGAATATACTGGCATCTATGTTAAAAAAGGTGTTAAGAAAAATTTGTATTCAAAGATAAGCATTGAAAGTATGCGTAGAATTACCAACAAAAGATGGAATAGAAGTGCATCTTGTGATGCTGGTAAAGAATTGGTTCGTGATTTTATCAATACAGAAAATATAGTGAGAATGTTTATGGGTGATAAGAATGAAACTAAAAAAATTGCTCATGTTTTCGGGAAATATCAAATAAATTTATTGATTGATATAACAAATAGAATTATGAATAGGAAGTTGTATAATTTAAAGAGTTCTCGTTTAGATATCTTTGGTTTACCCGTAGCATTTGGAGAAGTTCTGTATCAACTTGGTATTTATAAGGAAGATTATGAAAAAAATGTTCCTTATATGGTTGGTCAAATGTTGGCATGTATTAGCAAAGTACAGAGAAGTGTTTTAAAATCTGAAGGAAGAGATGACAAAAATATGCCTACTGAGCTTACAGGTACAAAACATATTTATTTAGCCTTATCTAATCCTGAGAGAGCTATGAATTTGGCTCTTACTAATGCTAGAATATATTTAGCAAAAGCAAAAGCGAAGAGAGTGGCTGAATATCGTCTTTCTGGAAAATCTAAGAGTCATTATCATTATTATTTATTTGCACAAGCATCTAGAGTTATTTTAGATAATGAGTTTTCTGATTATTGGAGTGATACCGATAGGATGTTAATTGCATTAGGATATTTTCAAAATAAGTAAAAGTTATTATAATATAGAAAGAGGTTATTATGTTTGATAAAGAATTTTGTGGAAAAATTGGACAGTTATTAAAAAAGGCTGATAATATGCAAATGTATTATTATGAGTCACACAATAAACTTAATGATATTCCTAAAGAATTAATTGGGGGAAAGTCATTATCTATGGTATTAAATAGACCCAAAGATGGTATATTATTTTTACAAAAATTAGCAGATCCATTTGCTCGTTTTTGTGATGCCAAAAGAAAAAAACGAAGTAATGATTGGAGAATTGCTTATGGTAGAATGATGTTGTTTACAAAACTTCTTAATGACGTTCTCGAAAGAGTGGATAGTGAAGAAGATTGCTGTGTTAGCACTTCTTCTAAAAATATAATTATTTTAGAATATTTAATGGAGATTTAAAATGAAGAAAAGTAAAAAATTAGCCAAACGAGCATTTGGTATCGTAGCAGTTGAAGTAGTTTTGTCTAATCCTAATGGTAATCCCGATGAGGATGATATGCCTCGTCTTACCAATGATGAGTGTGGTCTTATTACACCAGTTTGTTTTAAGCATCGTACAAGGGAATTGTTGGAGGATCATGAGGGAGTTACCTGGGAATATTTGCAAGGCAAGTTGGGTCTTGACGATGATAGTTTCCATATCTGGGAATCTGCTTGTAAAGGATACGATGTTAATTCGCCAATAGAGGCTAAAGAACATTGGTCTAAGATGGTTAAGGAAGAGGGAGAAGAATCTCTTTTGAAGCGTTTTTGGGATATGAGGGTATTTGGTACTACTGCTCTTGAAACAAAAGGCAAAGATTCTTTAAACTTTAAGAGGACAGGTTGTGTTTCTGTTTCTCCTCTTGTATCTTTACTTCCGATTGAGGTTATTAATCAGACAATCACAAAGGGGAATCCTCTTGAATCAAAGCTTATGGCTCAAGGTCAAGGGACAATAGCTCCTTTTGGATATAAGGTTGTAAGGCATGGGCTGTACATAGGTGTATATGTTATTAATCCTTCGAAAGCTCATTATACTGGTACAACTGAACAGGATATTGATGTCTTCAAGGAATTAATCAAGCATTCATTCAGTAATTCTACGGCTGCATCAAGGTCCGGAGTGAGAGTAGTTCAGATTGTACATGCTGAACATGATAATCCTCTTGGTTCATTTAATGAGTCAACATTATTTGAGTTTTGTAAACCTTCAACGGATCTTACACTTCCATCAATCTCTATGGATGATTATAACTTGAAATCTTTAGATGATATTAAGAAAGCTTTTCCAGATATTAAGGTAGAGATGTTAAGCAATACTTATTCGGAGGCATTAGTATAATGTCAGAACATATTAATAACAACAGCGTGTCCTCTTCGGAGGACACGTTGTTTGATTATGTTGCTCATTCAGACGATCCAGAGAATGGGATTAATTTTACTCAGTCTTATTATTCACATGCTAGCGAAGTGAGAGACAGAGCTTTGCGATGTTTTGATGAAATGGTAAAATATATGTCATTGGATAGTAGCGTTATATCTGCAGCGAGGGAAGTATTAGAAATAGCAGCGGAATATCATGATCTTGGTAAATTGGATTTAGTATCTCAAGAAATTATAAAGAAGAGGCATCATAATGAGAATGGTAGTAAAATAAGTATGCTTAATCATGTTGATGCTGGTTCTGCTTTTCTTCTTCAAAAATATAGTGAGATAAAAAAATCAGGTCTTAGTCTTGCTCTTCGGATTAATTATCTTATTGCAGCTGTATTGATTGATGCACATCATATTGGGATATTGAATAAAATTTTAAATGAGAACAGAGAAGAACGAGATGCGAAATTATATCCATCATTGGGTAGTATTGTTGCTAATATTGATATTCTCAGAAGCGATGTCAAAATGTTAAAAAAATATCCATATTATAAGCATGTTGTAGATGATAAAAACAAAACAGTAAAAGAGTATGTAGATGAAACATTATCTGAATTATTAGAAAGACATTATAAATGTTTTGAAAACAGTAAAAAAAGTATAGAATCATTATACATTCCAATACTTGATCATTCTATGCTTTTAAGATTTATGTTATCGTGTTTAGTAGAGGGCGATCATGGGGATACCTCTCGTCATTATGGTGGGATTGCTCCTAATGTAATAACATTTCCATTAAGAGCAGACGAAAGATTAACACATCATATGATGATGTACGATAATTTTCCTTTGGCTGAGACAGAAAAAGAAAGAGAAAAAAATAGAGTAAGAAGCCTTATACACAAAGATTGTGAAGAAGTAAGTTTGGGTCACAATTTTTATGGAATTTATGCTTTTCCAGGTTATGGAAAAAATCATTCTGGTGATTATTTAGCTTTAAGACTATGTAGAGAGCATGGTTTAAGAGGAGTTGTGAAGATGGCTCCATACAATGATATTTTAACACAAAATATAAGAGAGAGCAAAGATTTTTTAATGTTGCCTGGAGAAAAAAGTGGAGAAGTTATAGGGGAACATTACCAAGACGCTAGACATTGGGAAAGGTCTCAAAAGGAAGGTATTAATTATAAGTTGTTAAAGCATTACAGTACTTTATGGAATTGTCCTTTTGAAGTTGTATCGGTTGTCCAGTTTTTTGAGACTATGGCTAGTAATTATCCATCTAAAATAAGAAAACTTCATCAACTTACTGGTAGAGTTATTATTATTGATGAGTTTCATATTGCTGTTCCTATAAAAATGTTACGTCAAACTTTGAGGTGGTTGAAATATTTGGTAGATAACTGTGGATGTAAAGTTATTCTTATGTCTGGATCTTCTGTAAAATTTTGGGAAATAGAGCAACTAAAATCATGCGAAATTGAAGTAAAAGAAGTTTTATCTTGTGAGTCTAATCATGTTATGAACGAGTTAGAGGTTGGTAGGGTTAGTTATTCAAGAATAGAGGAACAGTTTAATAGTTTTCAACAATTAGCAGAAGTAGTAATGAGTAGACCTGGACCAAGAGTTGTAGTATTTAATACTGTTTTATCGGCAGCTATTTTTGCTAATTATATAAGGTTACAATATGGAAGAGAAAAAGTAGAACATATATCTACCGCTCTTACACCGAAAAATAGAAAGACAAAATATAAAGTTATTAAAAATAGACTTAAAGATAGAACTGATGATGACTGGGTTTTAGTATCTACATCATGTATTGAAACTGGAGTTAATTTTTCATTCAGAACTGGTTTTAGAGAAAATAATTGTCATTTAAGTTTATTGCAACTTGGTGGTCGAGTGAATCGTGGAAATGAATACATTGAATGTTGCGATGTGTTTGTATTTAATATGGATCATGAAGCAATGGGCACTACTAATAATCCTGCATTTAATGCTTCTATTAAAGTACATAATGATCTTTTCGATGTTGATCGTATTGGGTACGGATATTGTACTGAATCTATTAGAAGAGAGATAGTAGAACGTAATAAAGATCTAGAGTATTTTACAGAGATAGAATTTGAAGAAGAACAACTTTGTTTTGGCTCAGTCGCTGATTTATATAAAATTATTCCTCGTTCATATAAATCAATTGTAGTTGATCCAGAAGTGATAGCTAAGATTGACAATGAAGATATAGTTAGATATCGTGAGTTGACAGAGAATAGTATTCAGATGTTTTTTACTAAGTTAGATAGAGCTGATTACCAGGATAATATTGATTTTGTGAATGAAGATAGAATTCCTAATGATAAGTATAAAGAAGCAAAAATAAAGGCTCCTAAAGAATTTAATGTTTGGACAGGAGAATATGATCCTGATTTCTTAGGATATATGAAAGAAATATTAATCAGAATGGGGCATAGTGTCGAGTAATATAGTGAGTTCTTTTATAATTAAATATAGAAAAATGGAAGTACAGGGGAGTTTAATGTGCAGAAATAAGCATTTTTTAATTGATATTTTTAATATAAACATCTGTAGATAATATAGTTATGAATCTACAGATGTCTCTCATAGTAATATGAGAGTGGATTACAACGAACTCTTTCCAGGTCATGTTATATTCTATTGATGTCTCTCATAGTAATATGAGAGTGGATTACAACCATAGTTTGTTCCTGCTGTTCTTATACTTTGATGTCTCTCATAGTAATATGAGAGTGGATTACAACCCTGCTCGCCTTTTTCACCTTTGTCACCTTGATGTCTCTCATAGTAATATGAGAGTGGATTACAACAAGGAGAACTGGCTATGTGTCAAAATATTTGATGTCTCTCATAGTAATATGAGAGTGGATTACAACGGACAGCAGGACAGATACTTTACTATAAACGATGTCTCTCATAGTAATATGAGAGTGGATTACAACAGATATTAGGGGATGGAATATATAGCTTTAGATGTCTCTCATAGTAATATGAGAGTGGATTACAACTAACATTATTACGTCAAGATTTATTTCAATGATGTCTCTCATAGTAATATGAGAGTGGATTACAACATAGGAAGTTTGTGGTTCCTCACCCATCGAGATGTCTCTCATAGTAATATGAGAGTGGATTACAACACAAGTCATTATCTGTCTCTCTCTTGTTTTGATGTCTCTCATAGTAATATGAGAGTGGATTACAACTTGTCTATCCTTATAAGGTCATCACACGATGATGTCTCTCATAGTAATATGAGAGTGGATTACAACTGCAAAGATCAGGGCAAGATGTTGATGAAGATGTCTCTCATAGTAATATGAGAGTGGATTACAACTTGGTAGATACAGTCGATTTATGAAACAAGATGTCTCTCATAGTAATATGAGAGTGGATTACAACACAACTCTTCGCTGATATTCACTCAAGCCGGATGTCTCTCATAGTAATATGAGAGTGGATTACAACTACCCTAGATCTTCCACTAAACAGACCAGGATGTCTCTCATAGTAATATGAGAGTGGATTACAACAAAGACGTGCAGGACACTCTCGCTATATTTGATGTCTCTCATAGTAATATGAGAGTGGATTACAACTGACGACCACGAACCAAGTCTACAAGCGGAGATGTCTCTCATAGTAATATGAGAGTGGATTACAACGGGAACTGTCAAAGACCCCGACTCTGGGCAGATGTCTCTCATAGTAATATGAGAGTGGATTACAACAAAGCATTTAACATAGTGGCCATAGCAATAGATGTCTCTCATAGTAATATGAGAGTGGATTACAACCCTCACTCCCGATGCGACAAGCATCAATATTGATGTCTCTCATATAGTAATATGAGAGTGGATTACAACAGCAGTAAGACAGATAAATGGGCAACCCCTGATGTCTCTCATAGTAATATGAGAGTGGATTACAACATAATAATGAGTCTGTCCGTTACTAATGCTGATGTCTCTCATAGTAATATGAGAGTGGATTACAACAGAAGATTCCCTACACTAAAACAAAAGTATGATGTCTCTCATAGTAATATGAGAGTGGATTACAACAACAAAATCTATTGCTGCCTGATAGGCTGATGTCTTTCATAGTAATATGAGAGTGGATTACAACCAATAATTGCCAGAGACTGCAAATCTGATGGATGTCTCTCATAGTAATATGAGAGTGGATTACAACGTAGTTTTATGTAGTTTAGGTAATTCTGTTGATTCTCTTATAGCGATATGAGAGTGGATTATAATGAAGAATCTGATGTTCCTGATCTTCCTCGTAGCGGAAGACCAAGTTCAAGTAGATGTTCAGGAGGTAGAGGAAATAGACAGTCGTTTAAGATCCGGTGGGCGCGACCACGAATAAATTTTTATACTTTTATACTTTTATATAAACCCTGTTTTTGCACAGTAACATTAACATTGTTACTGTGCATTTTTTATGTTAGAATGCTCTCATATAATCATTTTTTAATATAAGGTGTCAGTGCCCATAAATACGGAGTTAATTGAAATGGGGGCTGTAGAGGGTGTAAAAAAAGCCAACACAGCAACGAACTATGTTGGCTAAAGAAAGGAGTAAGATTATATATGCTTTTTTTATACCATATTCATAATCACTTTTCAAACATTTTTTCAAAAATAAAAAAGGATTGTTTTGGGTAAAGTCGAATATTTATAAGGATGAAAAGGTTAACAATTTTAAAGCCTTTGAACGAGGTAATATAAGAAAAAAATATAATGAGCCTTTTCATCTATTTAACCGTCACTCATAGTGGCGGTTTTTTTATTGTCATTTCTTTAATAAAACAAGGATTTTTTGTTTTTTTAACGAAAATAAATACCAGTGCATAAAGAAGAATTAATAATATAAGAGAGTAGCTCATGGCAGATTTTCAATCAGTAAGAGATTCTTGGAAAATAACTTGTATCGTAAATCCTCCTCCTGGAGGATTAGTTATTAGTGATATACCTAATCAAGTTATATTCACTGCTAATGGTCAAGAGATTGATGTTCTTCTTCCAGCTACTTATCCTAATAATACATCTTCTCATATCTCTGCTTCTGCGATTATAAGAGGATATGTAGTAAATCAGCAAATTGTATTAGGAGAATATTTACATACTCATGATGAGTTAGCGGATTCTATTCATACTCATACTGGATTGAGTACTTTAACAGCAGGAGCAACTTCTGATGCTGATCTTTTACATACTCATAACAATTTAGCAAAATTATCCGACTTGAATGGTTTAGGTGGGTTATGGGGAGGCAAAGTAGATTTAAGTGATTACGTGACTAAGAGTGGTAACGTATCTCAATTAAATGATATAACATCGGCGGGAAGTGCAATAGAATCTGCTGTTTCTGCATCTCATGCTCAAGATCATACTATCTTAGAACATTTAGATGGTGTATATCCATTTACTATGACTAATTATAAAAAATTAGTTAATGGTAGTAATGCTGATTGTTGTCATACTCATTCTGGTAGTGGGGAGCATAATGATTTAAAAGGTTTGAATGAGGGAGATTATCTTCATCTTACTGCTGCTGAATATACTGCTTTAGGGAGTGTTTCAAGTTCGCATAATGATTTAAGTGGTTTGAATGTGGGAGATTATTTACATTTAACTGCTGTTGAGTATGCTGCTTTACATGCTGAATCACATACAATAGTAAGCCACAGTGATACTACTGCTACAGGTGCTGAATTAAATACTCTTACAGATGGTGCTACTAGTAATGCAGATTTATTACATGGTCATGACGCTGATAATATTGATATATTAGATGCTGGTAGTTATTATACTGGTACAGAAACAGAAGCTGCTCTGCAAGAGATTGGTCTTACTCTTTCTTCTCTTGCTCCACCGACTCCATCGTTTTTAGGAGATAGGGGAGCAAGCACAGGTATAGATAGAATAACTACATCAGGTAGAACGGCTATGCTTACTTGGGAAAGTGATGATTTTTTACCATATGTTGATGTAGATGGGATTGGTGCTTGGGTTCAGGTCAGTGATGCAGAAGGAATTGATGATTCATTTTCAGAGTCTGGTGATCGTGGAGGAGTTATAAATGACTCTACTAATTTTACTGGTAAATTAAATGAAGATGTTGTGGCTGATACGGGATCTCCTACTCCTGCTTATGTAGCAAATTCTTTTGCTGAAGGGAGTACATCTGGAACAAATATTCTTATTTTAGAAGTAAATGGTGTTGAATTTGATGGAGGTGGAGCAACTAATGATTCTACAATAGATTTAACCAATATTTCTGATCAAGATACCACAACTAGTACAAATAGTGGGCTTAATATAGGGGCTCAACAGCAAATTAAATTTCCTAATGGTGATAATTTTGCTTCTTATTACCGTACAGGAACATGGAAGGTAGATTCTAGTGATATGAACAATGGTTGGAATTATGTAAGGGTTATTCACAGAATACAAGGAGAGTCTGACTTAACAACTAATTATGTTTCATGGGTGGTTGACGATGATACTACTGATACTGTTTACTCTACTCCAGTGCTAGATAGTTTGAGTTTGACTGGTGATCAATATTTATCAGGAGTTCGTTATTATACAGGTGGAACAGCTGCTTATGCTGTAGATATAGATAATGCCTTTAAAAATACATATCAAGATGGAAATGTAATAACTTTTAATTGTACTAATGGATCAATACCTAATGCAGATTTAGGCAATAGCGGAGGGGACCAAACACTTCGAGTAGCAGTAACGAATGCTGTTTTTACAATTAGTAGTGGTAGGAAACTTGATGCCACTATAGATGTTAAAACTAGTGTAGCTAGAACATTTGATGCTAATGAAGGTAATGATGACGGAGCAACTTCTTTTGCCTCTATCGTTGGGTTATTGATAGACGATCAGATAGCATCTCCAAGTAATGAGGGAGATACCGAAGAAGGTTTTAATGCAGAGGGATATAGGATGCATACAGGAATAGTTTTGACAAATACAAATTATGGTAGCGGAACAAATGCCAGTGACTATGATTGGGATAGCACACAGAGTTTGCTTCCAACAAATAATAATTACGATGATGGACTTTTACAATATGGTGGCAAATTATCATATCCAAAGAGTACTCCTGATAGTGGTGTAACAAATGGAGATTTTAGCAAAGCAGGGACAGGATATGAAGAAGGATATGCTGGCAATCCTAATTACAGCACAGCATCAGGAGATAGGGTATATTTGAGATATTTTTATGTAGGTGCATCGAAATCTAATTTTGTATTTACTATTAGTGGAGCTAATGCTACTGGATTTACTGATGTAGGAACTGGTGCAAATGGGCAGGATCTTACATTAGAGTTATTAGCTCCTAATACTACTAGTGATGCTACTGGATCGCCTCCTTCTGGCAATATAGAATTTAAAGATTGTTATACAAGTCATACTGCTATTGAGGATGATGGTTGTTATACTCTTGGAACAAGAGATATAGATACGACCGATTGGGCATGTACTTTAGGGACAAGATCAACAGCAGATAGTGGCAATGCTATAGTTATAAGAATAACAGCGTCAGATGCATGGACGGGTTATATAGAATCTATTTCAGTGGTGGCTTCATAATGGCTTTTTCAAATGAGAGTTTAACACAAGCAGCTTTTAAGAAACTTTTTGGTTTAGCTCATACCGAAGTAAAGGATTTTCCATTAGGTAATGAAGCTAATGCTTCTCAAATTACTATTGTAGCATCTGATGTTTATACGGAGAGCATACCATCTACTGCACAGGCTATTGAGGGTATAATAATAGATTGTACTAACGAAAATCCAAGCCATAGTGACAGTCTTCTTAAAGTGTCTCAAAATCTTACTTTAGCTCCTGATTCAGTAGGAGAGGGTCATCCATATTTAGTTACTATTCCAGTAGGGCACGGATTAATTGGACAGGTTAATCCTTATACAGGGGGGAGATATGCAGAGGGAGATATAGTTAATACTATTATTCCTAAAAAGTTTGGGACAACTTGGAGACCTAAATTATATGGCAATAATAACGGACCAGTTGAGATACCACCTTTGTCTGGTCAGGATTGGATTATAGATGAAAGGGGATTCATTGTTATAGTAGATGATACTCAAGATACTGGAGCAGCTACTCCTACTTATACACCTACTTCGTTGGGTTGTTATGTTTATGTCGGAGAAACTCTTAAAGATCATGTAGATTATGTTATTGTTAGAAAGGCTTATTGTGCAGAAAATGCTCCAGAAGGTAGTATAATACAATGTAATTTAGATACGATAGGAGGAACTCTAATTAATGTTGTATGTCAAATAGCTGGTCAAAATTTAGTTTATGATCCTTCTGCTGGCAATCCTTCTATAATACCAGATGAAGATTTAAACTCGGCAGTGCCTAGATTAGAAGAAGGCGATGAAATATATGTTTTTAATGATGGAGTAAATTGGAATTGTACCAGTTTATTTCAGTTATCGCAAGATGTTCTTAATCTAGGAGATTTGACTGATGTCCAAATTAGTAATCCTACTAATGGGCAATCCCTTAAATATAATGGGAGCATAGGTAAGTGGACTAATCAATCATAATTGTAATCGAGTGTAGATAGATAATGAAGATATACTTTTTAAATGGAAGGGTTCTTACCATTGATAATGGAGGAGTAAAGGTTCTTACTACTCCGTTAGAAATAATTTTAGTAAGTTCAAGTTCGTCGAAGAGTAGCAGTTCAAGTTCGTCAAATAGTAGTTCAAGCTCTAAGAGTTCAAGTTCAAGCTCTTCTAAGAGCAGTAGTTCTAGTAGTTCTAAGAGTTCTAAGAGTTCAAGTTCAAGCTCAAAGAGTAGTTCAAGTTCCAAGAGTTCAAGTTCAAGTTCTTCAAAGAGCAGCTCATCAAGCAGTTCTAAGAGTAGTTCTAGTTCTAAGAGTTCAAGTTCAAGTTCTTCAAAGAGCAGCTCATCAAGTAGTTCTAAGAGTTCAAGTTCAAGTTCTTCAAAGAGTAGTTCTTCAAGTTCTTCAAAGAGTTCTAGTAGCTCCAAGAGTTCAAGTTCAAGTTCTTCAAAGAGCAGTTCATCAAGTAGCTCTAAGAGTTCAAGTAGTTCGAGTTCTAAGAGTTCTAGCAGCTCAAGTTCTAAAAGCTCAAGCAGTTCAAAGAGTTCCAGTTCAAGTTCTTCAAAGAGCAGTTCTTCAAGTAGCTCCAAGAGTAGCAGTTCAAGTTCTAAGAGTTCAAGTTCTAAGAGTTCAAGT